GATCTCACGGGCGCCGTTCTCACGGACGCCGTTCTCAGGGGCGCCGTTCTCACGCGCGCCGATCTCAGGGGCGCCGTTCTCACGGGCGCCGTTCTCACGGACGCCGTTCTCACGGACGCCGTTCTCAGGGGCGCCGTTCTCACGCGCGCCGATCTCAGGGGCGCCGTTCTCACGCGCGCCGATCTCACGCGCGCCGATCTCACGGGCGCCGATCTCAGGGACGCCGATCTCAGGGACGCCGTTCTCAGGGACGCCGTTCTCAGGGACGCCGTTCTCCCTACGAAGCTCGTCGTTGAAAACATCGACGAGCGAATTCTCGCGGCGATCGACGCGGGCGGCGCGCTCGAAATGACCAATTGGCACACCTGCGAAACGACGCATTGCCGCGCGGGCTGGGCCGTAGCGCTTGCCGGCGAAGGCGGGCGCGTCCTTGAGAATCTCGTTGGTCCAGCGGCGGCGGGGGCGTTGATCTACGCCGCCTCGCGGCCCAACAAGCCGATTCCCGATTTCTACGCGACCAACGAGGGAGCGATGGCTTCGATCAAGGCCGATGCAGGGGCAAAAGCATGAGCGAGCATATCAGCTTCAGCCAAATCGACGCATTTGAAACGTGCCCGAAGCGGTATAAGCAAGAGCGCCTTGAAGGCGTCGCGACCATCCCCTCCGAGCCGCTGCTGGACGGCCGGCACATCCATGCCGTGATCGAGGATATCGTCCGGCATTGCGAAGACCACGGGCTCCCAGGCGTCGACGCGGCTGCCGCCGCCGATATCGTCCAGAGCCACTTCATGCGCAGCAACGAGCCGACCACCGAACGATTCCCCGAGGTCATGGTCATGGCCAAAGGGTTCGCCAAGCGCTACAAGCACCACGAGGGCGAGCTGATCGAGCTGGAACAATGGATCGAGATTGAACTTGCCCCGGGCATCCCGCCGCTGGTGGGGCGCCTGGATGACGTACGCCGCTACAAGGACGCCGAGGGAACCTTCATCGGCAACACCGACTACAAGAGCTCGTGGAGCGCCGAGCAGAGCGATGCGAACGAGTTCCAGCTCCACCTCCAAGGCTTGATGCTCAAGACGAGTTACCCCGACGAGCGGATCAAGGTCCGCAATGCGTACGTGCGATTCGGGATAGATTCGGATTGGTACGAAATGAAGCCGTGGGACTACGACAACGTACGCCGCCGAGCCATCGCCGTCTATGAGCGGATGCGCCGCGCGCGCGCTTCCGGCGCGTACCCGCCCTCTCCGGGCAAGGCGTGCTCCTACTGTCCGATCGCGCTGCAATGCGTCGAAGCGCTCGCCTTACGCGAGCAAGGGCACCTAGCGCTCACGATCGACGATGCGAAGAAGCAGGTCGAAGACGTCCTGGTGCTTGAGGCGGCGTTGAAGACCCGCAAGGCATCGCTCAAGAAGTGGGTCGATACGAACGGCCCGGTGGCCGTAGAACGAAAAAACGGCAAAGGGGTCGTCGAAACGATCGAGGCGGCCTACAAACTGCCGGCGGCGTCCTTGACGATTGCGGACACCCCGGCCGCCTACCACGCGCTCGGTGACGAGCTGTTCGCGCTCTTTAACGGCATGTCCAAGCCGAAGCTGAAGAAGTACGAGAACGATCCCCGGTTGGAAGGGCTCTGGACGACCACCCAGGGCAAGCCGCGGTTCGCGATCGGCAAGGCGGTCGACGAAGATGATGAGTGATCCAGCCTGCGCGTTCCCAGGGTGCGAAATCGCGGACCATGACGAGCACGACGCGGGGTGCCGCAAGGAGTGGGGGTACGCGGCTTGCCACCATCGTCGCGTTGCTGCCCCAGCGGTAAGCGAAGCCACGGGGTGTTGCCCGAAGTGCGGTTCGCCCTGCCCGTTGTGCATCAAAAGAGGCCGCACAATCTGCGACCACGGGCTTTGCGAGAAATGCCCGAACCCAGCCGCCTCCGCGCCTCGCGGCGAGCCAGAGGTGGTAGAGGTGGTAACGGATGCCCCGACGCGAGAGCAGGTTCAAAAAGAAATGGATGCCGCATACCGGAGAGGACTCGAACATGGACGCAGATTTTAACACCACGCTTATTGAGGGCTACTGTATTTATCCTGACGGCAAAGGCGGGACGTGCTTAAAGCCCCATCGTCTCCACGGTAAAGAGAACCACTTTTTTACAGCAAGTGAAATTGTTTGTTCCAGAACGGTTTGCCTAGAGTGCGGCTCGGTTCGCGGCAATCCACACGGCCTGCTCTGCTCGTTCTTTAAGTGCGGTTGCGGCGGAGATCATAGGCCCGTCCCCATTCCCGCCTCCGCGCCTCGCGACCACGCGGAACTTATCACCGAACTTCTTGAGTACGCAAAGGCCAACACGGACGAACCCGCAATGTTCGATGAAGCGGGCGCATCTCTCATGCGCGAAGCCGCTGCCGCTCTTTCGGAGCTGTCGCGATGAGCCTGGCGAAACGTCGCCGACTGAAGGCGTTGCGCGCGGAAGAAGCGCGACAAATGGATGACCTCGCTAAGGTCCCCACCGAAGAAGAGTGTCGAGCCGCGTTGCGCGATCACTATGGGTGGCCCGACGCTGACGCGATCAAGGGCGCTCCCATTCTCCGCGACTTCTACATCAAGTGGAGCACGCCGCGCCCTCGTCACGGGCTCCACGCTGCCATTCCCGCAGAGGTGTCGCGATGAGCGTCGAAGCGAAGGCCGACCCTACCGCGTACCTGGTCAACGATGCGCTGCCACAGATCGCGAAAGACATTGACGACGACAAGCCGATGAGCGCGTACCTCGTTCGCGAAGCCGCAAACGTGTTGCGTGCCCAAGCCGCGCAGCTAGACGCCGTGCGTGACCTCCACAAGCCCTACGGCATTTACGACGAGTGCGACCATGACCACGACGGAAAAGACGGTCCGGATGTTGTGTTGGTTGAAGATATTGGCTTCACCTGTGCCAAGCTCTACGACATTTGCTCCGCGTGTTGCGAACCGCACGCCGGGCAATCCTTGTTCTGCTCCGAGGCGCACGACCACGGCCCCGACAAGCCTATTTGTGCCACGCGCCGCATCCTGGAGGGACCCAAACCATGACAAAACAGCAGCGGTTTGAGAAGCTCCTTCGCATTTACGAGCTTGACAATGACACTTGGCCCGACACCGCAGCCGACTTGGCGGATTGGTGCCTCAAGAATCGCAGCCTCATCACCGTCGCCAGCCCACCAAAGAAAGCGAAGCCATGAGCGACTACACCAACCTCCAGCGGGGACCCAACAATGGCTGAGACTGCAGCGCAAGATATGATCGAGTGGCTGCGTAAGAAAGCGCGCGTTGAGCGTCTCGCGCGCATAGACTACGGCGGCATGTACGATCAGATTGTCGACGAAATCGAACGCCTGCGCGCCGAGCGCGCTACCCTGCAGCGCGAGAATGAGACACTCTCGAACGTGCGGCGCGAACTTGAATCCGTGCGCGCAGAGCGGGACCGACTGATAGACGATCTCGCTGAACTGCGCAGCGAACTGTCGCACCTGAGCGACGAGTGTAATGCAGCGGACTCAAAGCTCCAGCGAATACGCCTGAGTATCGAGCGCGGTGGCTACTCAGGGGCGAGACTCCTCGCCATTATTGACGAGCCAGAGACCCGTTGCGTGGTAGACGATTGCGGGTACACACAGCAAGAGCATTTCTTGGCGCACATTTACTCGCATGAGTTTCAGCCCCAAGCCGTGCGTGGAGAGCAGAGCAAATGAGGGACGTTCAAACGGCCTACGTCGCGCACACCGCGACGAAGCGCGGCAAGACACAGTACGTTGTCATCTGCAATGCTTGCAAGACGATGAGCCGCTCCTTTCGCGTGCCGGGGATGGCTCACGAAAACGCGCGGCTGCACAATCGCTCAAGTATCCACCTGGATCAATCCGTCCCCACCACCACAAAGGAGAACGCATGACGACGACAACCGCCAAACTCATCGCCTACCACGGCGAGCAAAGTGAAAAGGACGCCATCCTCGCGCAGCTAGACCTGCACCGCAAAGCCGACCAACTGGTTAAGGGCCGGTATTGGGAGTACGGCAAGGGCTGCGCGGTCGGATGCACGATCCACAGTGGCAACCATGCCGAGTACGAGCCGCGATTCGGCATTCCCGAGGCGCTCGCATGGCTAGAGGACCGTATCTTCGAGCACTTGCCCAACGAGGCAGCGATGGAATGGCCGCAGCGGTTCATGGCCGCCATACGCCCCGGTGCGGACCTGTCGCTGGTGCAGTGGCAGTTCCTCGCTGGCATATTGACGGACGCCTCGATAACGCCGGGCATTGGTCACCCTATCGTGAAGGATACTGTCGCAGAGATTGCGCGGCTCTGTGCTGCCTGGGGCAACGGTGAGCCCGTTGACGCGAGCGCGGCGGGGAACGCGGCGGCATACGCGGCATGGTGCGCGGCAGAGAGCGCGGCATGGAGAGCGGCAAACGCGGCAGAGAGCGCGGCAGAGAGCGCGGCGCGGAGCGCGGCAGAGAGCGCGGCATACGCGGCAAACGCGGCAGAGAGCGCGGCGCGGAGCGCGGCAGAGAGCGCGGCATACGCGGCAAACGCGGCAGAGAGCGCGGCGCGGAGCGCGGCATACGCGGCATACGCGGCGGAGAGCGCGGCGTGGAGTAAGATGGCCGACCTACTCATCGCGCTTTTGGAGAACGCACCGTGAGCCGCATGGCCGTACACTATTCAAGCGCCACACCGGAGTGGGAAACGCCGCAGAAGTTATTCGCCGCGCTCGACGCGGAGTTCGGGTTCACGCTGGATGTGTGCGCGACGCCCGAGAATGCAAAGTGCCCACACTTCATTACAAAAGATCAAAACGCGCTGCGTCTTTCGTGGATAACGTAGGCTCCGTTTACAAGCAGTTCTAGTAGGCGGAACGTCTGCTGGATGAACCCACCCTACGGGCGCGTAATCAAGCAATGGATTCATAAGGCTTACGAGGAGGCGCAAAAGGGCGCGACCGTTGTCTGTTTGCTCCCGGCGCGCACCGACACCGCCTGGTGGCACGACTACTGCATGAAGGGTGAGATACGGTTTCTTCGCGGTCGGCTGAAGTTCGGCGGGCATAAGAATAGCGCGCCGTTTCCAAGTGCGGTGGTGATCTTCAGGCACCCGAACGGTGATGCGCTATGAGCGACACCTACGAGCCAGGGCAACCCGTCTACGTCAGCGCGACGTTCTTGGCAACATCAACCGCCTTACCAACACACTATATCGTTAGGCTTCCCGAGGGCCAAACGATGTTCGTCCCCCTGTCATCGCTCAGTGCCGCTCCCACGCCGCAGCAGATCGCGGACCTGCGCGAGAGCATCGACCAGATCGAGCCGACCGGGCCGGACGGTTCGCCGTGAAAGGACCGACCCGTGGATAAACCCATCATCGTCCTCTACGTCGAGCTTGACGACCTTGCGAGGCTGCTCGTATGTGCAGCGGACTGCGACCGCTGCGACAAGGACGAAATGCAGGCGCTCATCGCGAAGTACCAGCCACTGATAAAGCGGGCAAGGGGCTTGCAGCGATGATCCGCGTTGTCAGTTTGTTCGCTGGAATCGGCAACGCCGACGCCGGCCTCTACGACGCCGCAGACGAGCTTGGCATCGAGGTCGAAGTGGTCGCAGCCTTTGATAGTTGGAGCGCGGCGGTCAAAGCATACAACGCGAACCTGCGGCATCCCGTGGCCCAGGTCGCCAACGTCAAGACGATGCAGCGCGCCGATCTTCCGCCGCACGACCTCATCATCGGCGGTCCTCCCTGCCAACCGTTCAGCCTCGCCGGCAAACGCAAGGGCCACGACGACGATCGCAACTGCCTGCCCGACTTCCTTCGGCTGGTTGGCTTCGGCGAACGCAACGAAACGCCGTACATCATGGAGAACGTGGTGTCGCGGCTCATCGACGCACCGTGGTCCGAGCGGTTCTGCGCCGCCGACTTCGGGGACGTTACGTCGCGCAAGCGTTGGTTTTACTCGAACTACCTACTCCACGTTATTCCGACGCCGGGGCCGCTGCGTATCCGGGACATTAAGGACCACGACGAGTGCGCCCGTATCCGTGCAAAGCGTAGCGGGTGCAAGGCCGGAAACCACGGACACTACGACGATACGCTCGATACGCTCGATACGCTCGATACGCTCACCGCTCAGTCATGGCACGGGCATGACGTTCGCGGAAGCGGGAAACTCATCACCGTTTGCGAGGAATGCTCGGCGGTTGTAGGCGACGATGGATTTTTCCCAAGTCTAACTTCTACGTCGGCACACGGTTCCAAGAACAATGGCAGCGGCAAGCCGACATTCGGTTCAAAAGTGGGCGTTTGCGAGGAGTGCCCCGATAACTGCGCTCCGATCGCGATGCGTAGTGCGAGCTTCGCGGATAGGGACACCCGCTTCGCGGATGGGGACACCCGCTTCGCGGATGGGGACGTACTAGGCTCCGTCTTGGCAAACTCGTACCGTGGCTCGGCTCAGGCGAAACTCGGCGGCTGCCGCAACCCGTCGCTCCTGGAAATGGCCCGCGCGCACTCCATCCCCGACTCGTTCGATTGGGCCGGGATGACGAAAACGCAGCGAGGACAGGCAATAGCCAACTCTTGGCCCTGCAAAATGGGCAAAGCGGTTTGCAAAGCGATGCTGGAGGCGTTGGCTAGGGAGCGGCGTCAAGCTGCTTCAGAATGTCCTCGTACGCACCCTCATCCCCCGCCTGCTGCGCCTCAAGCAATTCCCGGCGCAGCATCGCCTCGTTCCGCCTCTCCAGCGGGTTCTTGAGCCGGTCGTCAAGCCGCTTCTCCAGCGCGGTCTTCTGCTCCGTGATTAAGTAGGGCGTCGAACCAATGAGAGACATGGCGGCGTCGGCCGGGAGCTGCGTGAGGTAGTCCATCGGTGAGGCGCCCTGCATCGTTTGACCGATCGATTCGGCCTTCTCCACCGGCGACAGCAACCCGGCCGCCAGCGCATTGGCGATGTACGCGCCGGTTGGGAACTTCGATCCGGGCGGTGCGGAGAACGGGTTGTAGGGCGGCAACGACGCGGCGCCCTCCGGGGATCGCGCGGCAAGCCCGGCCTGCACGCCCTCCCACCCGAGTTCCGCCGGCGCTACGAGGTGGCCGGCCACGTAGTTAAACGGCGCCATCGCATCGGTAAGTGCGCGTTCGTACCCGCGCCCGTCCGACGTCGCCCCTTCGTAGAGGTCCGCGGGGATACGCACCGCGTCCGAAGCCGCACCGAGCACCCGTTGCGGAGTGAACAACGGCGCCCGACGCACGCGGCCCTGATCGTCCGGGCGGCTCAGGGTCATCGTGAACGGCTGCGACGGATCATCGTAGCCTTGGAGTTCGTTGTTCGTGCGGATGCCCGACACCTGAGAGGTCCACCACTTCGGGTCGATGAGGCCCTTCTTGATTTGAAACGGCACCACGGTCTTCATCCAGGGCAAGAAGTAGAACAGCTTGTCGAGCCCAGCACGGCGCTCGAACGGCGTGATGTTCGCCGGGTCGCTTACCGCCTTAAGGACGCGCTGCACCGCTTCACCCGGCGAGAGCCCTTCCCCGCCTTGCGCAACAGGCTTGCGCAGCCGCTCGTAGATCGACGCGGCAATCCCATCCTGCACCTGCCCGAACAGCCAATGGTTCATGCGGTTGTAGCCGCCGGAGAACTTGTCCGCAACCGCCATCGCCGGCCGAGCGATCGATTCGGCCGCATCGCCCAGGTCCCGCTCGCCCGTCTTGCGCGCTACGGTATTGCCCAACCGGTTTGCCATGATCGCCCGGCGCTGCGGCCCCGCCGTCGTGCCATGCACATCGGTTTTGCCCATGCGGAAGGCTTCTTCCGCCGCGCCCTGACGGTAGCCCCAATCGGTCATTTCTTCAATCATGGCGGGATCGGGCTTGTACGCGCCGCGGTACACATCGTAGAGCCGTTGCGGCGCCACGCCCTCTTGGAGCCCGTGCATCCCGAGGTTATTGAATGCGTGAACGAACGGCAAGGCGACGATGCCCATGCGCTGCAACGTCGACGCAAGCCCCATCGCCTTGAGCACCCAATGCAAGTCCTGCTGCGCTTGCGGGGTCAACGTCTTGGAGTAGTTGATGAGCGAGCTATCGCGCACGTAGTCCATCGGCCGCACTTTGCGCTTGCCGGTGTTCGGGTCGGGGTCCGTCCACTCGTAGGTATGCCCGTAGCCCTGCTCGGCTTCCAGCGAGTAGCCCTCGGGCACCTTGATCGATCGCTCGCGAAGCGGCGTCGTCGTTGCGTCCATCAAGTCTTTCTGGAACTTCTTGAACCGGGCGCTGATCGCGAGTTTGGCTTCGGTGAGCGCCCGGCGCTGCGCCAGCCGATCGCGCGTGCTCGTTACGGCCTTCTGCATGTCGCGGTTGAGCCGCGCGATATCGCCATCGAGCCCGACCGCCGTCTGCCACAGGCCCGCCGCCGCGCGCGCCTGTGCTGCAACCGATGCGCGCGCGCCCGGGCCCAGCTCGCGCTCGGCAAAGCGGCGGTTCTCGGCCTCTTTCGAGGCCCTGGCGGCGCCGGCTTTCAATTCGGCCACCTGCCGCCGCAACTGATACAGCGCTTCGGCTGGCCCCTTATCGGGCATGCCGATCTGCTCCAGGATGCGCTGCTTGCCGGCCCTGTCGGCTTGCTGGAACATGTCGGTGATCTCGCGTTGTGCCCGATCGAGATACTGGCTATATTTGGGCGGCTTTGGCGGGGTCGGGTGCCGCTCAAGCCACTCGCGCAACTCGTCGCCGCTGGAAAAGGGTACAAGAAAATTGCGCTCGGTAGCGATTGCGTCGATGTTCGAATCAATGCGCCCGGTGGGATCATCGTCCTTGGGCTTCGTCCAATCAATGAACCGGCTCTTGGGGCGCTGCTCGGACAGCTCTTGCCACTCGCCAGCCAGCTTCCAAGTCGACTTGCCGTTCGGGCCCCTTGTACGAATCCAATCCGGCCGTATGCCACCACGATTGCCGGGAAGACGCTGAAGCTCATCCGCAACGCCATGGTACGCATCGGCGGCACGACCGTACTCGTCCATGTCTTGCTCGAACATTGCCCGGGCGACTTCGGTGATCTGCCGCTTCGTGGGCGTGGGGGCGTGGTCGATCGCCTTTTGAAGCTGCGCGTGGTACTCCTGGGCATCTTGCGCGGCCTTTTCGTATTCCGGGGCACGGCGCGCGGCGGCGCCGGCGGCCTTCATGTTCGCACGGAGCGCGTCATCCATCCGCGCACCGCTACGCTCAAGGTTCTGCGCGATGGGAGCCAAGCCACCCGCGCGATTCGACGCGCGCCGCAACCCCGAGAGCACCTGGCGCTGCGCGGCGATCGCCTGACGCGCACGTGCAAGATAGGGTCCCGTGCGCTGCGCGGTGATACTGCGCGTGTTGAAGTCCGCAAGCGGTCGCCCCACCGCCGCGGCGTGCGCCTGCGCGGCTGGGTCCGCAAGCGTTTTCTCCCACGCTCCGGCCTTGATCCGTTTCTTCTCCAGCGCATCGAGCAGGTCGCGCGCCTCGCGGCCTTGGCCCGTTTTCGTGACCATCTTTCCGGTAGCCGGGTCGAGCTCTTGCCACTCGTACGGCGCTTCCTGGCGCACGTTGAGCGGAACGGCCTGGTCGCCCAGCCGTTGCGTGCGCTGCCTGCCGGTCGCCGGATCGATCGACGGCATCATGTTGAGCCGCTGGGCCTCGCGGGCGTTAGCGATCCGGGTTTGCGATTCGATGATGTGTTGGTTGGCCTGGTAGGCAGGGTCGAAGTCTTCGTGCAGGTCGTTCCACGCCTCGTCGTTGACGATCGGGTTGGCCCGGGAATGCTCCTCATCGCCCACGCCGATCCGGGCCTTGCCAATGCCCTGCCCGGTCGCCTCGTTCGGCGCCAGCCCTTTGAGGCGCTGGTTGATCTTCTCGATATCCCCCGTGAAGCGCGGGTTCTGATCGTAGAGCTTCATGTTGAAGTGCGTGTTGGGGTCGTACACGTTGCCCGTGCCGCGCTCGACCTCACCCGTGGCTGGGTTGATCTCGTCCTCCAACCGAATGCCCAGGCTTTGCGCGATCCGGTCCTGCTCGATCTTCCAATCGCGATAGGCGTTTGCGCGTTCTTGAATCGTCATCGACGGCCTAGGGACGGCGGGCTTGCCCGTGAGCCGCGCGCGCACGCGATCAAGCGCCGTAGGCGGGATCGGGTCCGGGTCTTTGATCTCCGGGTTGCGCGCGTGCAACGGATTGCCGGCCGCGTCCCGGCCGGAAACGCGCAGCATTTCTTGCTTCTGCGCAACGTCCAGCCCGTCCCAAAGTGGCATGATCTTTTGCTGATTTTCGCGGATGAGCTGGTGCGCGGTGCCCTCTTGACGGACCGCAGCATGCACGCCCGCAGCGCCCAGCCGATCCGTTACGCTCGGCGCCGCCTCACCCCCGGCCGTCTGCACGGGCCCCTTCTGCGCAGCGCGGTCAAACAACCGCGCGCCAAGCGGCGTTGCACGGGCGACCCGCACCGCCGCGCGTCCGGCGGCTTGCATCAACCGTGCGCGCGCCGGAGCCGTGAGCCGCGCGGCGGTGCGGCCGGCTGCGCCCATCGCCGCCCCGGTCGTTGCAGCGTGCGCTGCCTGTACGCCCTTGACGATCCCCGCCACTTCCGGGCTCTCCCGAACGAGGATTTTGCCCGCCGTACCCAGCACGCCGCCAACAGCGTCGTTGGCCGGATTCATAAACTCCGTTGCCCCCTGAGCAATACCGCTCCAGAAGGGCTGGTTCACCACCCACGTGGCCGTGGCGCGGTCTGCATCCGATGCGTTGACGTCTTGAAGAACCCGGTCGGCCCAGCCACGGGTGAAGATCAAGTCGTTCTCAGCCACGGCGCTAGGGCCGCCTTGCAGAAGGTCTTGCGTCACCTGTCCCACACGTGCGCGCACGTGCGGGTCTGCTAGGTTCACCGCTATGTGCCCAAGGGGTCCCACAATATCGCCAGCGTTAAGATGAGCATGGGAAGGGCGGTCGGCGCCGAGAAGCGCTTGTTCGTACGCATAGGGAACGTCGATCGCATCGACGGCCTGGCGCAGAAGGCTCGCCCGATGGGTGTCCCCGGTCGGACGATCCACGGGCTTCACTGTCGCTGGGTCCGGGAGGTGCAGTCCGGCGACGCCTACCGCTGGCGGCGGGGTTGGAGCGGGCGCGTGGCCGGCGAGGCTCTGCACCCAGGCTTCGGTATCGTCAGCCATCGCCTAGCCCTTCCAATCCCCGACCTCTAAATGTGCGTGTGTTTGCTTGTAGTCGCTGAAGAAGTGTACGTTCGGGAAGTACCGTTCCAATTCGGGAATCCACTTCGGGTTCGTGCCGATGCTCTGGAACTGCCCCGACTGCGCTGCACGCACCACGTACTCGAACCCCTCTTTGCTATCCGGTACGGCGACGTCGACCGCGCGCCCTTCGAGGTGGCCGGCGCCGATTGCCGAGCCGTCCGAGTTGCTTGTGCGGTGGACCGACGTAATGGGAAACTCATCGAAGCCTTGGAACGCCGACGCCGCTGCGGCCAATTGCGGGGTGCCGCCCGCGGCTTGAATCGCGTGCGCTACGGGCCCGGGTACGTAGGGCCCCCGGCGGCATTGCTTCCCCCGCTCGGCGTTGCCCAGGCGCCCCATGCCCCCTTGCGCGTAGCGGTATAGTCCGCAACGCCCTGCACAAGGTCAATAACCGTTTGGATACCGGTGGCGTCGCCATTGGCGCCCGCGGGGGTGGCCTTCGCCGGGTCCTTTTCAATAGCGGCGATGATCTTTTGCGCTTCGCCGGTCGGGTCGGGCGAGTTTTCAATCCGCTGCCGATAGGCGTCGATGATCGGTTGCCATTGCGGCTGAAGTTTCGGCGGCTTGCCCGCCATCGCCGCTCGGTACTGTTCAACGTCCATGTGATTCTTTGCCGCCGCCGCCGCGATCTGCTGCGGCGTTTGGCCCGCGAGCGGGTCTACGGTTTCCAGGGCGTTGCGATATTCACCCTGCCACTTCGTTGCCATTTCGTGAGCCTTCGGCCCGTTCGGTTGACCCTCGCTGTTGCGTGGGTGCTGGCTATTGTAAACGGTATCGGCCGAAGGGACGTAGCGGCGATCCCACTCCTCGTTCGCCCAATGCGTAGCCTGGGCGTTGAGCCGTGCGCGTTCGATATCGTTCATATTGCCCGCGCGCCGGTCCTCATGCGCCTGGATGTACTCCTCCTTTTTCATCTCGAAGAAGTCTTGCCGATCCTGGTCCTGCTGCTTCTGAAGCGCCGCTGCCGAGGCTTTCGCGTCGTCGGCATACTCTTTGGCCGGCTCCGTCGCGCCGATCGAGCCGTAGTAGCCTGCGAGCGCGCGCTGCGCCGCAAGCACCTGCTCAAGAGGCGCCTTCGGGTTCAACGCTTCGTCCGCCATTTTCTGCATAGCCGGCGGCAACACGAACGGCTTGTTCGTCTTCGGGTCGATGCCCCGTTGAATGAGCGCCTGCTTGTACTGATACTGCGCCGTCGCGTTCTGGTTGGCCGTATCGTCTTGCTTCTGCTCGCGTTCGTACCTCTGCTGGGCCCCCTGTTGCGACCCGGCTATGAACTGCGTGGCCAACCGCGCGATCGGTGCCCCGGGAAAGAGCAGCGCCAGCCCAGCAGCCAGGTACTCCATGCCGGGTTTCGGGGCGTGGTACTGCGCCTGTTGCATCGTTGGCGGCGGTACGATCGAATCCGCGCTTGGATCAGGAGCAGCCGCGGGTGGTGCGGGCGGGGATGCGCTCCTCGGCGGCGCCGCGGCGGGGTTGGGAGGCGGCGGAATGTTCGCGCTTTTGGGCAGCGCGAGCTTTGGGTTCGGCGCGCTTGGCCCAGGGGGCACGTTCGAGCCGGCCGGGGTCGGAAACGTGTACCCTGGAGCAAGGTTCACCGAAGGCATCTGCGGCCCGTAGCTATCCTGGGAGAGCAACGGGTTGGGCGCGTTGAGCGGCGAGAACCCAGCCACTAGCCGCCTCCCGCCGCCGCCGTGTCACCGAAATAGGTGCCAAGCCCCTGACCGATGCCACCAGCGGCGGCGCCTTCGCCGGCAAGCGCGCTGTCGTAGATACCACTGTACGCTCCCAGCACCCCACTGAGGTCCGCGCCGTAGGCGCTCTCCACGCCGGGGTTTGGCGCGTAGCTCTGGAGATAAGCGTTATTCAAATCGGTGTACGTGTTGTAGCCCTGATTTTCGAGCATCGTTTGATAGTTGTTGTAGTCCTGCGCGTCCGTATTGACGGCCTGGTTGTAATACTGCGAGTTGACCAACGACGCATTGTTCGCCGCCGCCGCGTTCCCCGTGGTGTCTTGCTGCGCATACCCAAAACCCTGACTGACGATCGGCGAAGCGCCTTGCGCGTACGCTGCTGCCTGCTGCCCCAGCAGGTTCGCTTGCAGTTGCCCAGCGGCGCCCGAGCTTGTAATACCCCGTGCGGCGAGCGAATCGTTGAGCGCTTGCATCTGCTGCTTGTTGCCAGGCGCCTGCGCCTGCTTGAGATATTGCAAGTACTGCTGCATGTACTGCTTGGCTTGGATCGGGTTGACATAGGTCGGCGCAACCGAAGCAATCGGGCCGAAGTCCGTTACGGGCAACGGCGAGCCAGCGGTGATCGATCCCGTTGATGGGTTGAGCGCCGTGCCCGGGGCGGGCGCGGGCGTACCACCAATCGGCTGCGACGGCTGCGACGGCATGGGCTGCGTTGGCACGTTGCCGCTGGCTTGGAAGGTCGGCGTGCTGACCTCGCCTGCAAGGCTGTTCGTCGCCATCTATTTGCTCCCGGGCGGTGGCGGCGGCATGGGCTGCTTGGGCACGGACGCCACGCTGCGGGGCGCGTAGGGCGCACGCGGCGGCGGCTTTGGCTGCGCTACGGGAGACGGCACACCTGGGCCACCAGGGGTGTAGAACGTCGCCGTGTCGCCCGGGTTGATCGCCTGCGGCCGGTTTGACGCCAGCGCATTGAGAAACGGATTTTGCTCCCCTTCGATCACCGCACGCTGTTGTTGATCTGACGTCGTGACGTAATTTTGGAGTTGGTTGAGCACGGGTTGCCCAGCGGCCTGCGAACCGCTCGCGCCCTGCTGCGCCTGCTTTCCGGGGCTTGAGAACAGACCACTCATACGGCAATCTCCTGGGGGCGTGGGTAGAAGGTTTTGGCAATCACCACGGCGTCGGCAAAGTCCCACTCCGGGCAGACCGCGTACCCGCGCCGAAAGGCCGCAGAGAGTTGCTTGCGGTTATCCGCCTTGACCATCCCGCCGCAGCGTACGGGGGTATGGGTTTCATCGGCGACCGCTTGCGCGCGATCTTCGTACCATAGCACCACGTGCCACAGCGCGCTGCGGCCCACCGGCGTGGGGTTGCACCACAACTCGCTCACCAGCATCCCGATCTCGGTCATGCCCACCACGCAAAAGGCTTCAATACGCCCATCAACCCGCGCAACGACATACGCCCGATCTTTCGGCCACTGCGCATCCTTGGGCAAAAGCAACCCGCGCGCATCGAAGATGCGTAGGATTTCTGCGGCGTCCGAGGGTTCGGCCCACGCGATGCTCACCGGTTTCATCCAAACGCCACCCCGTAGGTGCCCGCGACCGTGGCGCGCAGCACGACCTGGTTCTGGCCGCTTGCGGTAAGGCCCCAATCGGCTCGCTGATTGGACCCGTTATACACGATGCCGCCCTGCTGGTTCTCGATGACCTGCACGACGCTTACCAACCGGTCTAAGCCCACGGTGAAGGTCGTATCGGTGTTGGCCGCAGCAAACGTGATTTGCATAGGCAAAAATGAGCCGACCCGCTTGCCGTAGGTTACGGGTTGCGTAACCGGAAAGCCCGTGGTTTTGGTCAACTGCAAGGCTTGGAGCGCCGCCGCCCCCTGGGCCGTTCCAGCCCGGGGGTGAGGAGTCGAACCGGGGAGGCGGCGCGTGCCGTGCTCGTTACTCAAAAGCCTGCAACGCTGTATTCCACGTCAGCGTCTCGTAGCCGCCCGCCGTCATTTCAAGGCCTTCCAAATAGCCAGCCGGCAAGATGGGTCCAATGGAGTTGATCGCGTTCGAGAGCAACCGTTTGGCGTTGTCGTTTAGGACGATCGCCGTCGAAAACAGTTGCAGGTCGAAGTTCCAGCTATCCCGCTTTGGGTTGTCCATGATTGATCCTTTACTTCAAAAAGTGGGTGCCCAGCACCGTGAGGATGACCGTGACGACGCCGCCAGCAATAGCGTACACCGTCTGCCGATTGGCGCGAGAGTTTTGCGACCGATTCGCCTCGGCCACCGTCACGGCGCTGGCCGCCTGGTCTTTGATCTCCGATACGTCCTTGCCAATGACGGCGAGACTCCCTTCCACCCGCACTAACCCCATTTCGAATTCCCGCTGCCGCGCGATTGTCTCGCGCTGCTGGTCTTCGAGTTGCGAAACGCGGAAGTCGAGCACATCGCTCCACCGCCGGTTTGCTGGGGCCTTCGGGGAATCTTCATCCGGCATCGTCTAGGTTTTGGCGGCTACCGCCGGCGTTGCCGAAGCGATCGCTTTTGCCAAGAGCGCGTCGATGAGCGAGTACACGACCGAAGGCGCACCTTGCGTCGTGATGAGGTTATTGATCGCCGAATCGACTGCCGGCTCCACGGCCGAGTAGACGAGCCCGAGCGCACCGCCTGGCTTGAACTCGGACAGCCCTTTGGCCACGAACCCCTCGATGCCGCCTTCGGCCGATTGGATCGTCGCCAAGATCGCGGCCGGGTTGGCCTCGTATGCGTCCTTGATAAGGGTCAGAACTTCCACTTCGATGTTCACGGTAGCCACGGGATCACGGTCCTTTCGGTGGGAGAGGGAGGGAAAGATTGGTGCCGACAATACCCGTACCATTCTTTGCCAGCACGGGTGAATCTTGGACGATCGAGGTCGCGGGCATGAGCGCGCCGATCGCGCCGGCAACGCCGACGATCGCCATACCGATGCTCGTCCAGTGCGGGCCGCCCAGCGCAAAGACGCTGCTCAGGCCGCCGCCCGAGATATAGGCCACCACGCGAGCCCACTTCAGTTGCTTGAACATCGCTTTAGTACCCCACGGCCCAGTACCCGATCGTCACCGTTGAGCCCACGGGGCCACCAGCGACATTGACGTTGAACCCAGACGCCGTTTCGGTGTCGGTCTGCGGCGCCGAGAGTGACCACGGATCGGTTTGGTAGGGGTTGGAAATCCCGCAGATCGGTTTGCCCAGCAGTCCGGTTGGGAACGTATAGTCAAACGTAACGGGCGTGGCGGCCGCCCCATCCGCGGCCACCCCCGTGGCGATGCCCCACTGCGCGATGAGCCCACCGGGCAGGATGACGTACCCGGTCGACGGGGTGAAACTGCCGCCGCCGCCTGAGTTGAGCGCCGCAACGATCGCCGCAAAGTTCGCATCGACCTGCGCGGACGAGATCGTTTGGCCCGGTGAGAACGTATATGGTACGGAAAACGCCAAGGCTAGACCCTACCTCTCTGGTGGAAAACGCCCGTTACACCGCCGTACATCCACGGCGGATTGGCGACCGAGGTCGTAACCCCGAACGCGAAACTATCCCCCGCTACCCCATCGTAATCCACGCGCGTTTGGGGGGCAACGATAGGGGCGAAGCTCGCGGACGGCGCCCATACGGCCTCGTCCCACTTGCTCACATCCCATTGCGCCACCGTGCTAGCGAAGGGGTAGAGCACTTCGTTGTTCGTGATCGAGGTGCCGTAGTCGGTCGCAGCAGTTACGTTGACGTTGAGCGTGCCGCAGGCGAAGAACTCCGGGTACTGTCGGCGCAACGCCTTGACCGTACCGGGCTCGCCCAGCTTGAAATACTTCGTCTGCATCGTGACGGTGAACGGCGTGCCGTTATCCGTCGCCGTTTGCCCGAGCACCGGTTCAACATCCCACGTGTAGACGTTGGCCGAGCTGGAGCTCCCCACCAAACACACCCACGGGGACGGGTCGCTGGGGGCATTCATCAAGGTGGCGCAGCTAATGCCGGGCGTCGTTTGCAGGACCGTCCAGCCACCCAGCATGAGGTCATAGACCAAGATCGTGTTTGCCGGCGGCACGGCCCCGTAGCCCGGGTAGGCGCCGCCCGAGTAATACCCCAGATGCAAGCGATTGTTGTAGACCCAGGAGAAGCAGCTTGACCGCGCGGAGATCGGATAGCCGCCAATGATGAGGTCGTTCAAAATATACGGCTCGACTTTGTACGACAGTGGCTGCGGCGCGCTCTGCGTATCGGTGATGTAGACGGCCTGATTCCCCAACCAGGACAGTTGCCCGTTCGGGAGCGCAACCATCGTGCGCCCAGCGGTGACGCCATCGGCCATCGGCAAGTCTTGCTGGTAGAAGTTCGTCGACCCGGTGCCCGAGAGGACCGTGATGCCTGTGGTGCGCCCAACGGCCAGCACGGCGGTGGCACCCGTGCCAACCGCGCACAAGCCCACCACGGAACTCGTATACACAAAGTTGCGTTCGGCCGGGAGACTCTGCATGGAGCCGTCATCCTCTTCGCCCGTACCCGTGCCGAAGATTTGGTTCGGGTAACCTGGGATGCCGCCAAACCAGAGTATCCCGTTCACCACTGCACACCACCTGGCACCACTCGCCGCCGCCCAGCCAGCCGGAACGTACAGCCGCACGCCGTCGTAAACGTATGGGCCGCCGGCGCCCGTGCAGATCACCGCGCAGTCCGTGAGCCCATTGGGGTAATACTTGTCGTTGGGGTTCTGAATTTGCACCGCCGTGAACGGCTGGCTGCCCGAAGCGACCGTACCGATCACCGTGCCGAGCTCTGCCCAATAGAGCGTAGTGCCGCTTTGCACGATCGTGCGCGCGGTCGGCGGCACGCTTGAACCGTTCACGATGGCGCGGTAGTACCGAAAGATGCCCTGGATCGGTCCTGATCCTAGCGTGTTGCGCAACTCCATGCCGTAGCGCGATGCAAACCCACCTCCCGGCCGCAAGTAACCGTTGAGCGCGATCGTGAGGTCGTTCGGCCCCACCTGTTCGGGCAGGTCCTTGACGTTGAGCCCACCTTGGAATCCGTAGATGCCAAAGTCGGTGGAGACGCGGCTACTCTTTTGAAACCGCCCGTAGAGCGTAAGCCCGCTCATGCGCTCGTCCCCCACCAGGGTGAGCCGGGGTAGGCGCGATCGCGCACATCGCGCACAACACCGGACTTCGGACGCGTGCGGCGCGCAATCGCTTCGGACAGCTCCGTAATCTTGTTGTCGCGCTCACTCACCCACGCATCGACCTCATCCATGCGCGACCGGTTTTTCAGCGTGCGGATGCACCCCTCGATGATGGCCAGCTCCTGCGCCATCGTGTCGAGGTTCGTCCACGAACTCGAACTCGTATCGGCCCACAGCAGCGGGCGCGCGCGGTAGTAGACGTTGACCTGCCCGATCATCGCGGCCGGGTAGACCTGCATGTAAAGCGTGCCGCCTTGCCCAACGCCGGTCGCCGTATTCTCCGTAGGAGGCTTGATCATCGAGTAGGTGCCGGGCCAGATCGCCTCGTCCCACGCCGCGTAGTCCCACCGAGCGACCTCCTGGAACACCCACGGCGTACCCAGGGCGATCGGGGTCGGGTTGTTCAAGTAAAACGGCCCGCCGTTTTCGCTCACGTAGCAATTCCAGCCGGTCGCGTTGGCTTCGGCTGGCGGCGAGAACACGGACACCGATTGGTTCTTGAGCGGCGTCAAAACGGTAGGCGGCTGCGAAGCGGTCGTTTCGCCGTTCGCGTTGACGTACGTCAGCACAAAGGCCAGCGGCAAGCCGTTGGAGTTGCCAGCTACCGCCACGACCAACGCCGGCGGCGGCGGGGGCAACGTCGTATTCGGATTGCTACCTTCGTCCTGATAAAGCAGGTAGTATTGCGGCGGCCCGAAGCCTACGGCCGGGAACCCGGCCGCCGCGTCCATGAACGTGCCTTCCGAAAGTGGAAACATCGGATAGACCAGTGCCCCTTGCGCAAACGGCGAGGCCGAGCCCATGTTGCCGTTTGGGCCGGCCGCTCCGCTTGAAAAGTTGCACGCGATGATCTCTTGGATATCGTTGTCAAGCTGGAGCGTGGTCTGGTTGGCCACCGTGGGGTAGAACGCGATCTTCTTGATCCCGTTGAGGCGCATTTCCACTTGCTCGATCCCGGCATTGAGGAACGAGAGGATCGTCGCATCGGAGGGCAGGGTCGGCTCATCAAGCAGGTCGCGCACCATCTGGACCGCCGACGCGCCGGAATAGCCAACAGGAACGCCAACGGCCATTAGCGTTTCACCATCTTGCGATGCACCTTACGGCGCTTCTTGCGGGGGGGCTGCCGCGCGTTCTTCAGCGCGATCGCCAGGGCTTGCTTTTGTGCGCGCTTCTTCCCGAACTTCTTACGAGTGCGCGCGTACGTGCGCCCCGTTCGGAACTCCCGGATCGTTGAACCCACCGGAGCGCCAGGCGTGAGCGGCATGGTCCACTGCCCTAGCCGTCGACGTCTTCGGAATCTTCCGACGACTTGTTCTCGTACCAGCGCGGCTTGCGGTAGATCGAATCGCGTGCCGTGACCGAATTGATCCCGTGAGCATCCGCCCCCTCGGTGTACCCGCGCGAATGCGGGTCGTTGAAGGGGTGGATGTTCCGGGTCATTTCCGCCGTCGACGGGTCGGCAAAGAGAAGGCTGCCCGTAGGGCGAGCCCGCTCTTGTGATTCCGCTTCGAGTCCCACCACAATCGAAACCCGCGTGCCCCGCCGAGCCACGACTACACCTCGACCATATCGAGCGCCCGCAACGTGTCGCGATCCAGCGGGATTGCACCCACATGCTGCGTCTCACGCACGAACTCGATGAAGCCGAACTCGTTCTCACCTCGGCCACCCTGGTGGCTCACCGGCATCGGCTTGCCGTCCACGACTGCTGAAAAGACCGGGTTCGCCCGCATCTTCCAGCGTTTGGAAATCCAAACGCGCTCGGCCGTTTGCTTTTCCATTTCGTCCGAGCTATTGCCGCGCGGGTTCATCCGATCGTAGTTGCCCATGAACAAATCCCACGCGCCTTCGGGCACTTCAATCCGCGGCGGCGCCTCGGCGTCGCTCATGGCCGGCGGAATGATAAACGTGCGACCGCCAAGCGAGAACGAGAACGCTACCGGCTTGACGTCCTTAACATACCGGTTCATGTCCTGGCCCTTGATAACACGCTGGATCAAGGTGTCGACGTTGTAGACTTGCGCGAGCTTCTTGTCGTACACCAGCGCGTCTTCCGCGCCGCGTTGAGCCGACACGGCCACGGCAATCCGCTTCCACGGGCGCGTGCGCGAGTGGTTAATCGCGTACACCCGACAATCAGGAATCCGGTAGTTCGCCGGAACGTCAAACTTCTCGCCCGCGCGGTTGCCGAGCGGGTCCTGCTGAAGCGATTGCTCGACACCGCGCTGCGTGCCGGGGTGCCACGTTGGGTCCGTTGCGGACCACTGCTTGCCTTCAACGATCGGCATTAGTAGCCGCCAACATCAACGGGAATGAGCGTGGCCGTGGAGGTCGACCATGGCAGCGTGCCGGCCGACACGGCCAGCACTTCGCCCGAGTTGAGCGTGCCAGAAGGCGCCAAGCGCAAGTGCCCAGCACCGTCCGCGGTCAGCAGCGAGCCCGGCACGATCGTGGCCGTGTTCGTCGTTACGGCCAGGGCCATACACGGCCCGTCCAGCACGACTTGCGCCTTGAGCCCAGAACTCGTCCCGCTCGTTGCCGTAGCAGCCGCGAAATCGGGGTCGTTGTATCCGGGAATCATCACGATGCCGTACTTGCCGCGCGGAATGCGCGCGTTGGCCGTTGCCGATTGCCGCCACGCGCCGCCACCCTGCGAGGCCTTGTTGAGGCTCTGCACCGTGAGGTCTTGCACCAAGAGCGCGCCTTGCACCGCCGGCTGAACGGTTGTGCCCGACGCGGTGACGTCAAGCACTTCCTGCTCTTCCGTTTCGCGCCGCGGCGTGCCAATCATCGGATTGGGCGTGGTGCCGGAAACTTGCGTGGCGGCCCCGCCGGCTTGAAGCCCCGTCAAATACGACGGGTTGCCCGAAGCCATGTAGAGATTGTAGAGGCGACGGAGAGCCATTACTTGTCGCCCCCTTCCCAATACTTGTCGTAGTTGCGGCCAAACTCGATGCCGACGCCCGTGGGCGTCGAGCTCGGGCTACCCAGCGTCTTCTGATCCTCGCTGCCGCTTTCGTGATCGAGCCCGGCGTCGAACGGATTGCGGTAGTTGCGCTCCGGGTAATCCGGGCCGACCGTTTTGCCCCCGCGCTCCCGACTTGGAACGCCTCGCTTCACTGACATGGTTGTTCGTTCTCCTTCGCCTTTAGAGGTTTTCGAGGTCGTTACAAGGACCGATGACGCCGTTAAGCCGCGGGTTGTCCGAGGCGCAGGCGAGGCCGACCACGTAGCGGCAGGTCTTTTCGAGCACGTTGGGCGTGTCGAGCCACGGGATGTAGTCGAAGCCCTTCTCGCCGAAGTAGCGGTACTTCGTGTGATTGGCGTTGACGTAGTAGAAGTTGTAGCCGTAGTCCGAACCGTTGGCGATCGTGTCGAAGTGGTTGTCGCCGATCCACTGCGCGCCCAGCGTGTGCGGGTTGCCCAGGTAGGGGTTGGCCGAATCGCCCGGCGAGAGCCGCACCTGCGCGTCCATCGAGAACATGTACGAGGACACGATTTGCTGGTGGCCCATGATGTGCGTTGGGGTCGCATCGCCGACCGTCACGGCGGCGTAGTTCCGCAGCACCGCAGCGCGAGATACGTCGTTCGTCGCACTACCGATGCCGCCGCTGCTCAGAAAGATCGTTTGACCCTTCCAATTCACGAAGCTGTTGGCCCCGAGCCGCGCGATGTTCAGGTAGACGTTGTAGTTCGTGCCGTCGTCGCAGGCTTCGGGAATGCCGACGAGCGGGTTGCCGTGCTCGGTCGACGGCCCCTTGGTGAAGGAGCAGGTGTCCTGACCCAGGCGGTCCGTGAGCGATCCGATGACGTCCTCGACTTGAACGGTCAGGTTGTCAACGCGCATGTTGGGGCCGCGCACCAGGCGAGCCGTGATGTAGTCGAGCGACACGGCGCCGGCGTACCACGACCACGGGACCGAGGCCACCGAGTAGATCGACTGCGGGCCGCTCGGCATGACGTCGTACTGTCCGAAGTTGACGACCGTATCGTTCTTCGCGGACAGAATCGGCATGGCCAGGAAGCGGCCTTCGTTGTGGCGCTGGGCTTTATCCCAGAGCGTGCGAACGACGCGGTTGCCGATAAACACCGCGTCTGAAACGTAAGGGGCGAACTCTTCCGCGAGAATCGCGGAATCTTGATCGTAGCCACCAAGGCCGGCTGGCATATAGGAAATCCTCTCAAAACGGTAAGTGACGCTTGGCGTGCCGGGCGAGCAGTCCGATGGGACGGGTACTCGGGAGGTTGCCTAGTGAGCCACGGTGCGTCTTGGAGGGCCGAGTGCGGGGCTTTCGCGTCCGCTGCCGCCAAGGGGCCGAGAATCTTCGCCAGCAGTGTACGCGCGAAGGCGGCAAGGCGTCAAGCGCCCTACCGCCTTCGTCGTCCAGGTGCTACCCCCGTCCGCTCAAAAGAAGCTACGCGCGGGAGGCTTCGAGCGCCTGCTGCACCTCGCTCATGTACTCCTCGACCGGCTTGAGGGTGCCGTCCTGCCGCATCCGTTCCGGCCGCTGGTACGTTCGCGGCCCAGGGTCCGGGCCGCGCCCACCCGTTCCCACGGCACTGGCTCCAGCCGCAGCTTCTTGCCGCGCCAGGGCAAGCTGTCGCGCCTCGACCTGTTGCAGCGTCGTGGCCGTGGGAGAAGCCGAGATCGCTTCTCGCTCCTGTTCGATTTGTGCAATCGCCTGAGCCGCAAAGACGATCCCAGCCCGCAACCCGTACACCTGCGCGTACCCGCTATCGTTTGCGTACTTCACCACCTCTTGCCAGCGCGGGTCGCTTGGGCCCATGCCGGGGTTGTACCGCCCGGGATACGCCGTAGCCAGGTCGTGATGGGCAGCGATCATCTGGGTGGCCACCTGGCGCTGCTGCTCTTCCCGACGCTGCGCTGCCTGCGCTTGCTCCACTCGTTCGGCTTCAAATCGATCAAGCCGCTCTTGGAGTTGCTGCATTTGCTTGAACCGCGGCCCGAGGATCGGATCGTTGAGTAACTCCTCGTCGCCCGGGTTGAGCGCTGGCGGTGCGGCTGCTGCTGCTTCACGCGCTGCGGCTTGCAGAAGCGATTCGCCTTTCTTCCGCTTTTCGTACCCTTGGTAGACATACTCGCCGTATTCCGGGTCGTCAAATGCCCGTTGCAAGAGCGGAAGAATTTGCTGCATACGGCCGTCTTCAATGAGGGCCCGGACCACGGGATCGGCGTTTTTGTAAAACGACATGGTGCGATCGAGCGCGGCCCGCCGGCCGTAGCCCCGCTTCGCCGATTCAAGGTATGCCTTCGGAACCCGAATGGGGTATTTCACGTTGAGGTCCGGGTCCTCAAACTCAAAGTCTGCCGCATCGGCAAACGCATCAACCATCGCCTGCGCTGCGGCATCGGCCGCCAGATCGGTGGCAGTCGGGGTGGGCGCCGCATCGGCCTTGGTCGGGGCAGGCGGGTCGGGGTTCCCCCGGTCGCCTGCAACGGCATCGGCGCTGCGATCGCCTTCAAGCGCCACTTTGCCGTCCGCAAACGGGCCAGGCTTTGTGACCTTGACCACCGGCTTGCCGGTTTTTGCGTCAAGCGTGGCGGTGCCGGCGGAAAAGGCCGGGAGGGCTTTGTCACCCAGGTGGGATTTGTCGTCCGGTTGGATTTTGCCCGCGGCAATGAGCTCGTCACGGACCTTGGCAGCGTGCTCTTGAACGGAGACGCCTTTGGAATCAACGGCCATTCTGGTCCCTTTCGTAGAGGCAGAAGTGTGGTTGCGTAGCCCGCGAATCGAACGCGGCTTTCCCCTGGCCTATGAAACCTGGTCGGACTGCCAGCCCGCCGCCCGCATGGAGCGAGGGACCCCTTGCGAGGTCCCTCGGTTGTATCTCTCGCCCCTCGACTAACCTTTCTTCGAGCGCTTACGTCCCTTGCGGGCGCCTTTGCGAGAAGCCTTCTTGACTTTCTTGAAGCCTTCCAGGTGCGCCATGAGGCCACCCTTAAGCTTGCCTTTCTTACGGCCACGAGCCATGCTTATTTCACCTCCTCTCTATCTCTTTAGAACGCCCCGGACGAATCATCGCCCGGGTCTTGCGGCGGTTGCGAATCGGCATCCGTAGACACCGGGCTTCCACCGCTATCCCCACTAGACGGTTTCGCGCTTGGTGGGGAGCTCCTCCCACCGATGTTCGCCGTCTTGTTGGAAAGCAGTACGTTGAGATCGTCGGTGGTTTTTTCGAGGACCGCAACGATGTTGGGCGTGCGCTGGAAATCGGTCGAACGCTTGGCGCTCTTGAGCACCCGGATCGCCAGGTCGACGAGCTGCCAGCCCGGCGACAGATGCGCTGGCAAATCGGTGAGCATTCCGGCGAGCAGGTTTGAAGCGCCTGCGGGCGGGGGTGCAGCCGGAACCGGAGGTGGCGGCGCCACCGGCGGCGGTGGGGGAGTAGCCCCGCCTGGTAGCCCAGGGAGCCCACCTAGTTGCGGTCCACCGGGCCCCGGTGAGGGGCCTGGGCCCATCGGTAGTCCTGGTCCTGCGGTCAATCGTTCCCCCTCTGTGCCTCTACGGCCCGGCTGCGGTTAGTGTACGCGATGCCCAAAGCAAGCGCAACCCCGCCGCGCCGCCGGACTTGCGCTGGGCGATGACGTCTTCAAACGGCACCTCAACCCCGCCAGCTTTGATTGTGACCGCGTTCTTCCCGTCCTCTCGAATGATCGAAAACGTCGCTTTTGATCCAAGAACGGATGTGACCCAAGCGCAGCATGACACGATGCTTGGCATGGTGATTTGGGTGGTGGCCAGTCCCCAAGGGTGGTAACTCACTGATCGCTCCTAAAGAGTGCGATAAGGACGGCAGCCGGGAAAGCGACGAACATCACCAAGATCAACAGCACGTTGGTGTCCATCGCTAGAACTGCTCGTACATGATGTTGACGAACATGTACTCGTTCGCGCTGCTGCTTTCGGAGCACAACGTGTCACCCGCAGGAACGGGTTTTGCGACGAGGCCCACCCCGTTACCAATCGCATAGTTGGTCTGCGTAACTCCCACCGCACTCGCGATATAGTTATACCAGCTTTTCAGTGTAGTGGGCGACGTGCAGCTTGAGCTTGAACTGTATACCAGTGAGCCGGTGTAGCCAGCCGCCGCTGACCCGACGTTCGTCAGCGATAAGTCGATCTCACAAATGTAAATCTGCTTTCCCGACACGCCAGCTACGAGCGAAGCTGGGGAAGTAAACCCGTTCGACGACGCGCTTTGCGTGCAGATGATCGGCGCTGCTGCACCTGCGGCGTTGTAGCCGAGCGCGGGCAATCCGCTGGGCGCAGGCGAGGGCGCGGCGGCGCGTGGGTAGGCCGTTCCGCCGTTGTAGATGTACTGCTGATTCGTGACGTTGAGCGCAGGGGCGCTCGTGGCAATCGATGCGGGCGCGGGCGAAGCGAAGATGTTCGGCATCGCCGCGAGCGGGGCGGGCTGACATGCGAGGCTGAACGACCCGGATGCGCCCGTATTGTTGACGATTTGCAGCGTGTTGAGGCCCGCTGCGCTGAACAGTCCCACGCCCGACGCGGAAACAACACCGCTTGCCTGATACGGGGGATTTTGCGTTGGATCGTAAACCGGCAGGTCGAAGAACGTGCTTGTGCCGGAGGTGTTTCCGGTGACGGTGATGTTCACGGTACTCGGCTGAAGGCTGCACGCACCGATGCCATAAGGCACCGTGATGTTTACGTCCGAATGCGCGATGAGCGTCGTCGCCGTCGCGTAGGGCGCTGGCGTGTTTTGCACGTTCACGCCGGGCGTATTCTGGATCGTGACGCCGGGCGTATTCGCAACAAAGACCGTCGCGACCGGCGCGGGCGTGTTCACCGTGACCGTCCAGGTGCCGCCCTGCCACGCAACCGTCGAGCACGTTGCGGTGGAGCACGGCGCTGGAGTCAGGCCGGGGAACGGCGTGATCGTCATGGGCGGCGGCGTCGTCACCGGGAACGGCGTAATGCCGGGCCAAACGAGGACGCTGCACGTTGCCGTGCCGCACGGCGCGGGCGTGTTGACGGTAGCGGTGAGCGGAACCGACGAGGCGACGTTGACCGGCACCCAGGTCGCAAAGGGCGCGGTCGTCGCGTTCTGCACGACCACGCCGGGCGTATTGCTAACGAAGACGCTGGCGATCGGGGTGGGGTAGGAACCCGTGCAGCCGGACACGCAGGTGACGGGCTGGGGTGAGCCGGTGTTCCAGGGTATCGGCGTTGGGAAGTTGCCCGTAACAAAGAATGCGGACGGGAACGGGATAGGCGTTGGGAATGGCCCGGTCACGTAGAACGCACTGGGGAAAGGGATGGGCGTCGGGCACCCCGTGACGCAGGTCACAGGCCACGGGTTGATGCCCGGCAGCACCGTGACCGCAGCGGCCGGCGGGATTGGGGTTGGGGTAGGCGATGGCGATGGCGTGGGCGCTGCGCGATAGCACGTTTCCGTTGCCGTCACGGACCCGCCAACGTGCGGCAAGATTAAGCGCAGAAAGAACGAGGTGTACGCCCCGGTTGAGCCGCTGTACGTTCCGGCTGTAGTTTGCGTGCCAGGTGGTGAAAGCAGATCGGTTCCACCAGGCCCCGTCGCGTAGGGGACAGCACTGATCGTTCCACTGATCGCCGAGATCGTGAACGTACACGTATCGAAGCTTGGATCAATCGCGATCGTGGGCATGGCCGTACTCTGCGTGTACGTGGTCGGCCCGTAGGTAATCGGTGAGGCTTGAGCGATCACCGCACGGGGCTGCGAGCAGAGGGCGAGCGCCAAGAGCGCCGAGGCCACCAAAGCCGCAAACGCAAGTCTCATCCCGCTGCCGCTCCTTGTTTCTTCGAACTCCGTGACCCGGGCTTCTTGGATTGCTGCTGCCCCGGCTGCGCCAAACCCAAAACTTTCCACGCCTGCTTCGGGTCGGCGCGCTGCGTCTCGATCAGCCGCATAGCCGCCGCCGCCGAGGGGATGGAGCCGATCTCTTCCAGCAACGCAAAGACCGTATCGATCGATACGGGCACGCCAGCGTTCTTCATGTTTAGCATCGTGTTCAGCCGAGCGCTCGGGCTGTTGGGCTGGCGGCTGCCGGCCTTCGCTTCAACCACGAACGGTTCGGTGAGGTAGGTCCCCAAGAACGGCACGCCCTCGCGCACGCCCGCGGCATTCTTGACCTGCACGACCACGGGTTCGGTGTAGAACCGGGCCATAAGTTCAAGGAACTGCTCGCCCAAAATCTGCATCGCTTCGGACACGGACGAGAGGCCATCCCGGAACCGCACGCCGGACGCCTCTTGGTGCATCGACATGGTTTCCGTTGAGATTTGCTGCTTGGGCGCCATCTTGCCCAACATGACGTCCGAGAGCCCCGAGAGTTCTTTGATTTGATCGACCAGGAACTTGATGTGGTTTGCGATGTACGGCGGCATGTCTGGCGCCGGTTCCCGCTTGCCGTACTTGAGACAGAGCAGGTCCTCGCGCTGGATGCTCGCCGGCGCATTGGTGATATCGTCGTTGGAGATTTCCGCCGCGATCGGGATACGCCAGATGGAATTGCCGGCGAGGTTCGCGTTGTCGTGAACGAGCGAAACGAGCCGCACGAGTTGCTCGTAGACGTCGGCAATCAGGTCGACGTCGCACGGGCCATACTGGCCGCCTGCCGGGTCTGAGTTGGCGCTGATCTGAACGAACGGGATATAGCCCAGCGGGCTCATCCGATCGTCGGCTTCGATATCCTGGTCGACGATGGTCACCAGCCGGCCGTTCGGGTACAGCGGATATTTCGCCGGTTCGGTAATGCACTCCAGCGCCGCAACGTCCGAGAGGATTTTGATCCCGCCGAAGCCCTGCGCGGCGGCGAGCGCGTCGGCGATCGACTCGGGGACTTCGTAGATGACATTGCCTTCGGTCACGATCCGGCGCATGGGCTCCGCGTCGGCCGGATCGATCGTCTTGAACATTTTCGGCCGGGTGGCCGGGTCGCCCGAGGAGAGCCATTGGATGCGATCGACCTCGACGGTCTTGCGCGGCCGGGTCCAGAACTCCCACACTTGCAGCCCCGAGGAACCGCTTGCGCTGTCCGGCGGGTTCGGTGAGCCGGCGTATGAAGGCGTCGTGACCGTGAGCCCGGTCGGCATGGTGTACGAAGCCGGAAACGCAAGCAAACTCGCGTTCTGCCCGTCGTCCTGGTCGCGGTTGCGCTCGTACTTGTGCTGGAGTTTCTCGCGTACGTGCGGGTAACGCGCGCAGATGGAGCCGTAGCTCTCATTCGTGTCGTAGTGGATGATCTCGGCGTCGTAGACGTTGGACGCATTGCGGTCCATGTAGACGTCCATGCCGCGGATCATCTTGAGCACGGGCTGCCCTTTGCCGCCGTGACCAATCGGGTCGAACGTAAGCCGCAGGTAGCCGCTCTTTTGCACGCGCGAATTCAAGATGCAGTCGTGGATTTTCTTCTCAAACATCCCGTCCGTGAAGGCCTTGTTCCATGCCGCGGTCGCCAGGTCGGCGAGGTACTGCTTCTTCGGGTCGATCGTTGAGTACGACACGCTTGGCTTCGCATCGCAAAGAATGGCCGTCCACGTAAGCGGGACGGTCGCACAGAAATTCAGCTTCGTGCCGATCTTCCATTTCGGCCGGTCGCGCCACCAGGGCGTGCCGCCGCGCGCAAGGTTCGTGTTGCGGCGCATGTCCTCGGTCGCCGCCTGCCGCTCGCGCTTGAGCGTCGCGCGCGTTTCGCGAGCCCACTTCACCATCGGGCTCTCTTTGCGCGAACGCTGAATCTGCGGGCCGCCCTGGTCCGGGGGTTGCCCGCCAAACCATCCAGCCGCCGGCTGCGTCAGTGTTGTGGCATCGGCCCCGAAAACGGAACTCATGCTAGACCGCGCTCATCCGATCGTAGCGCGGGTTCGGCAACGCCCGCCGCATGGGAAGCACCGCTCCGGCAGTCGCCTCCAGCGCTTCCTTGACGCTGGCGATGGGCGCAGCGGCCTCGGCGGCAATCGCCTTCTCACGTTCTTTGACGACGCCCTTATCCCACAGCACCATGCCCTTCGTTTTCTCGCGGTACTCCGTCCGACCGTGCTTGATGACCGTACCGCGCACGATGCCGTCGTGCGTCATCTTGCCATTGGCATCGTAAGTCGGCTGGCCGCGCAGCAACTCGCCGTCGATCACGATTTCGTCCGTACCGCCCGGGATGGTCGGATAGAGGCCGTTGTAGTACTCGTCGCTGGCCTGGATCGAGAGCGTTTGTGCGATTTCGATGAACTCCTCGTCGGTGAGGTGCTGGCCGGTGCGACCGCAGGCTTCGTGTACCCACTCGTCACCACGCTTGGTGAATCGAGCGGTCGTGCAGTCGCAGTGCGGCGATCGAGGGCGCTGCGACACCCTCCAGCCGATGAGCGTTGGCCCGCTGGCCGCCAAGCGTTGCACCTCAGCCAGCGTCTTGGCGGTCGCGTAGACGGGCGCCCATTCTTCTTCGATGAACGCCGACACGGCTCGCACCTTTGGCCCGGGCGCCGCGTCGTTGACGGAAACGAATCGCGCGGGGGCGAGAGCGCGCTCCACCGCAGCCGTCGTCCCAAACGGGCGGGCGGCGTGCGGCGTGGCAACGGGAAGGCCAGCGCGTTCTTTGTAAACGTCGGCTGGCGAAAGGACCGCACCGAGCGGTCCACGCGGATCAACAATGCGCCGCAGCCACTCGATCAACGCTAGTGCCCCTCGCAGAGGGTTACGATCGATGCCGCCGTGCTGCCCGAGATTGTGCTGTTTGCCGCGTTGTACGTAGCGTAAAAGAACCCCGTCCCGGAAGCCGGGAGCGCGACCAGGAGCGCGTTGGTGTTTTCGTCGATGCCAGAGCAGACGTATGTTGAGGCGCTCGTAAACACTGCCGCTCCCGTTAAGGTTTGTCCCGCTACTCCCCCATTGGTCATCGTGCAAGTCGTGTGCGCGGTACAACTGCCGCTGTACGTGTCCGTGATAATGCCGTGGACGATATGTTCCGTTGCGTATGGGCAAGCGTTGCCCGAAAAGCCGAAACACGGTGGCACCGGGCCGGGGGTGGCCGTCGTGGTCGTGGTCGACTCTAACGGCCCGGTGCTACCGATTCCCGAAAGCGAGCAACACGCTCGAAGAGACACAGCGCCTAACCCATCCAGCGCTATCGGTTGCATGAGGTTCGTCGATGCGCCGCTCGTTTGCAAAATGCCGCCGTTAGTTACATACAGTTTTCCGCCGCTGACCGACAAACCGCCACTGAACGTGCCTCCGACCGCGGTTACATCGCCGAGGTAGTCGATGTTTGCGAGATTGCTGCCGCTACTGTTGTTGAAGTTTGCCAAGTTGGCCGTGCCCGTAGACGCGCCCTTAACCGTCAGTGGGACAGTGCCCGCCGTGGTGGTGTACGCCGCGATTTGGCCAGTATAGGTGGGCACCGCCGCCACGGCGCTTGCCCCAAGAATCAACGTCAAGGTCAGCCATGCCGGGAGCGGCCGGTTGACGTTGTTCCACAGATTCCGCAGGATATTCACAAACCAGGTCCTTTCTTAGTCTTTCGGCAAGTCGGTTGCGTAGAGAGCGGCTTCGGCTGCGCGGCGCCGGATTAGGCCAGGAAGCGGGCCGTTCGCGCCGTTGACCCAATGGGCAAAGTCGGCTATCGCGCCTTGCCAATCCCCGGCGTTCGTGCATGACAACACCCGAGAACCTTCGAACGCCCCGCACCCGACGTTGTACGCAAAGCTCACGAGGGCCGCGTACTGATTGGGGTTCACATCGCGGGTGAGCGCACCGCTCACGCACTCCTCGGCCGTTTGTAAGTCGGATTCGAGAAACGCTTGCGCTTGCTCGACGGTGATGACCTCGCCCGGCTGCACGCCGCCCGTATGGCCCCATCCGATCGTGAACGGCTCGCCGCCGGTTCCCGGATCGGGGTACGCGGTCAGCGAGAACCCTTCAAAGCTCTTGATGAGTTCCAGCCCAGCATTATTTAATTGCGGCATCTACCAGCTCCCCAAAAACAGGCCGTCGCCAACGGAACAGTTCTGCCCGTACCCGGCGAGCGAGGCCATTTCGCATAGCTCACTATTCGTCAACGCAGCCGGGAAGATCGCCACGTCATCGACCACGCCAACGAATGAACTTGACCCGTAGTAGCCTGCACCAATGCGAACGGGTCCGCCAACGCTTTGCGAACCGGCACACTGTACACTGCTGCTAATAACCGAGAGCGGGCCACCGTCCAAACTCGCTGAGGACGTAATCCCGTTGCCGACCAGCGCGAGAAAGTGCGGCGTGCCAGCGGTAAGGACGTACCCGGACGCGACCAGGCCGACCCCGCCGTTGTAATCGCCGCCGCATGCTGGGTGTCCGTTCTGAATCCCAGCCGAAGCGTTGCGAACGCTCACGATGTTTTGGTACGTCGAAATCGTATAGGTCGACGCACTGATGATGAAGATGAACGTCTGGTTGCCGACGTGCGACAACGCGGCAGCCGTGCTTACATACGAACTTGTTGCGCCGAAGTTGTAGGCCGTGCCGCCGCTACCGTCAAGCCCCGGCACGCCCAGCGTGATTGACCCAGGCGTTTCGATGGTTGCGTTGTCCGCATTTGGCGATGCGTCATAGGCGATCGTGCCGGTCGTTTCGTCAAGCTCGTAAAACACGCTCGGGTTGAGCGAGAGCACATAGGTCGAGAAAGCCGACGCGCTCGCGGCTTGCGCGGTCGCCAGGAGCAGGGCCAGAGCGATGAACAGTGCGCGCATTAGAACGCTTGCTGCTGACCTTCGGCGATCAACGAGCAGTTGCCGTGTCCGCCCGCCGCCGTGACCGACATGGTAAGCACGTGCCCAGCAGTCAACGCATACGGTGAACCCAGGGTCACGGTGTTGGTGAGCGAGGACGAGGTGAGCGTGATGGTGCCGATAGTCGTGGTGCTCGTCACATCGGTCGCCGAAAACGTCGTGCTGCTGGTCCCCGTGGTTGCGCACGCTACGCGCAGTTCAGTGATCTCGCCGGCGGTGTAGCCAACGATCTGCTGTACCGGAAACGTGAAAGACGTTTGTTGGACGCCGGGGTTCGCTCCGAGCGCAATCGCAAGTTTCGCGCGCAGCACGGGCGTGGTCGGCGTGGGATAGGGCGATGGGCATACCGGCACGCTGATCGTCAGGCCCGAGGCCGCGACCGGAGCGCCGCACGAGGTAGCCGTCGCGAAAGCGGTAGGAGTGGGATACGGGCTTGGACACACCGGCACCGATACCGTGAGCCCAGAGGCCGATACGGCCGTGCCGCAGGCCGTCGCCGTCGCGTTGACGCTTGGCGTTGGGTAGGGCGTCGCGCAGGTGTAGTTGCCCTGATAGACCGGGCCGGGGGTGGTCGTGGTGATCTGCCAGCAATTGCCGCCAGTCAACGGTCCAGGGGTGGGGAACGCCACGCTCTCAACCTGCCCGGAGGCCGTCGTGCCCAGGAGCCCGGCGTTCGTAATCCCGGGCAGCGTGAGCGTGGTAAACGACGGGCCGTTTGTAAAGCCTACCGCGGGCGTCGGGCCGGTACTTGGGCTGCACAAGACCGGCGTCGTGCAGACGAGTTTTGAAAACGTCAAGCTCGATGGCAGGGGGGTCGGCGTTGGCCCGCCGCCCCCAGCGCCGCCGATGCGGGCCACGCCCGCGTTACAGTTGACCGTTCCCGACACGCTCGCTCCGGTTGAACCGGCGAGGATCAATTCCAGGTTGGTCTGCCCGGCCGTGGGCACGGTGTATTTGACCGGACTGCCTGTGGTCGTCTGCGACCCCCCGGAGGTCGGGTTGCCCAGATCGGGGATGCCGGTTGTGAGGGTGTAGGTCGTGCCGTTGTCGCCCGAGGTGTAGAACGACAACGTGCCGCTGCCGTAGGTCGCACCGCTGGCGATCGTCACGGTGCAGTTGGATTGGCCGTTGAGGCCGCTCACAATATACGACGGCGAAGCCGTTGTGAGGGTGAAACCTTTCTGAACCGCCGGCGGGTAGTTTTGCCCCAACGCTACGGCGCCCACGCCGAGCACCGCAAGGAGCATGGCGCACGCTTGTCGCCAGGAACGTGCCTTCATACGAACCTTTCCGCTGCCGCGATGGAGCGACTGCTTGCACTTTCAAGGATACGATTCCTTGCACCGCCCTGTCTAGCGCGCTACCCTGAGACGGTGAAAAGCCTGTATGCACCGACCGAGCGGATGACCGTTGCGCGCTATCTCAAGCACCGCTACGGCACGCTTGATGCCCCGCCCGAGCACGAAAATATCTGGCGCATGGAACTCACCAAGCAGTTCGTCACCAGCCGCATGTTCGCGATTTCAAACTTTTTCTACGTCGCCAACAAGATGCAAGAGCTGGTCTTGATGGAACCCTTTGCCGGCCAGGCCATGCTCGATTGGTCGATGGAGAGCCAGCGGCGCAACGGCCTGCCGGTCCGAACGTGCTCCGTGAAAGCCCGCCAGCTTGGGTTCTCCCTGTGGTTCATCGCCACCGGCCTGCACTATTGCATGGACGATAACAAGCGGGCGTTCATCCTGGTCGACGACGACGACGTTGCGCGCGAGCAGGCCACCCGCTTAGGGACGATGCTCAACGGCCTGCCGTCCTGGCTCCAGCCAATGCGACGGATTCAGAACCTCTCGCACATCGTTTTCGACAACCCAAACCCCAAAGAGCGCATGGAGCAGCCGGGGTTGAACTCTGCGATCCGCACGACGGTGCCCGCTTCGTTCCGCGGCGTGCCGCCGGGATTTGTACAAATCTCCGAGTTTGCGCACATGAGCGAGGAGCGGCAGCTCGCGGTGCAAGCCGGCATCATTTCGGCCATGCCGCTCAACCCGAACTCGATGCTCGTGATCGACACGACCCCCAACGGGTTCGATACGTGCTACTGGCCGATGGTCGAAGAAGCGGTCGACGCGAACAAAAAATGGATGAAGCGGATCGAGAGTTGGAAAGGGGAGTTGTCGGTCCAAGAGATTCTGGACGGCGTGCTCGGCTTACCCGACTGCGTTGCCAAGGGCTATCCGGGCGTGTTCGTGCCGGCCTTCTGGCCCTGGCGGCTGCACGAAGAGTACTCCTGCCGATCGAAAGCCACCCCACGCGGGGAAATTCCGCGCTTGACCAAAGAACAGCGGGGCGAGACGGAAAGCACGCTGGGCAAGATTGCCAAGTACGGTGGCGAGGAGGAGATCGAAAACCGCGACCGCTTTGGGCTTTCAACCGAGCGGGCGTTCTGGCGTCGGCGCAAGATCGACGGCTACAGCTTCCCAACCCAAGAAATGAAACTCCTGACGTTCCGCCAGGAGTACCTCACGACGGTGGAGGGGGCGTTCCAAGACTCCGGCACCGCGCCGTTTGACCGTGACTGCATGGACGCGCTCACTCGGCAGGGGCGCGATCCGATGGCCACCGGGCTCTTTCGGGACCGCGACGAATTCGACCACCACGCGCGCAACGATTGGCAAGAATGGCGGCTGTACGCGCCGCCGCAGAACGACGAGCGGTACGTCATGGCGATCGATACGAACATCGCCTACGAGAGCCGGGACTCCGACGCCTCCGTTGCGCAGATCATCCGCTACCGCGACCGCAAGATCGTGGCGACCTACGAGGCGCGCGTGCCGGAGCACGTGATGCGCCAGCAGATCATTTTCGCCTACTACTTCTACCAGCGCCCGTACTACGCGGTGGAAACCAAGGGCATGGGCTACCAATTCGTGCGCACGCTCATCGACGCCGGGCTGCACAACGTCCACTATTGGAAACGCTACGACGCCGATATCCCCGAGCCCTCACGCTACCCTGGCTGGGAAACCACCGAGAAGACTCGGCCGCTCATGGATCAAACCTTCACCGCGCTTGCGTGCCATCGCGACCGCCATACCGGGTCGCCGGCGCCCGAGCTGATTATCACCGACAAGAAGACGATGGCCGAGATACGCGGGCTTACCCGCCAGCCATCCGGCGCGTTCAAGGCCAGCCGCGGCCACGACGACCACTACGACGCGCTCTGCATCGCGCTCTGCATCGCCGACGATCCGTACTCGGGGCTACGCGTGAAGGTGGAGGCCGAGGAGAAGGTCGCGCGCCAGGAGTTTGACGCCTGGTTCAAGGGGCCGAGCGGCATCTACACCCCAAGCCGCTCGCACCCCGACCTCGCCAATATCTAGCCCTGGACCTGCACCCAAACGCCGTCGTGGCGTTCGAGCCGAACCTTCTCGATGGGCAGCGACGCCAAGACGTCGATCTGGTTGACGATGCGGACTTCGCGACCGATCATGCGCAGCGACCGGCCCTTGGCGTTGTAGTCCACGAAGACCACCTGGCCGCTCTCGAAGAACATCGGCACCTCGGCTTTTGACCGGGAGGGTGCCATGATTTCGCCCGTGCCGGCTCCACGGCTCGGCCAATCGGGCAGGCCGAGCAGGTGCCCGTTGCCCACCGTCACGATCACCGCCGGGAAGACGCCGCGCTTCTCGACCATGCCCTTCTCCCAGGGCTTGCGCTGCGCGTCCGGGACGTCGCCCAGGCCGCTCACCACGAGCAGCGAGCCGAACTCCATCGCTTCGTCAACCTCGATCGTTTCGACGACGTAGCGATCGCCGTTGGGGTAGATATCCTCCGGCGCCAGGCCGTGAATCTTGAGTTGGAACTTCTCGACGGGTTTCACCGCGGCGCCCTGGCCGCGAAGTTTGCTCAGGTCGGGGATGCTGGTCATTTGCCCTCCGTAGGTGCTTTGCGCGCCGCCGCCCGTTGCTTGGCCTTCTCGCCCGAGAGTTTTCCAATGCGGTGAAAGTACTCGGGGTCCAAGGCGGCGCGCGCCTTCGTGGCCTCACCGCCCTTACGACCGATCGCGGCGTAGAACTCCGATCCGTACGTTTTGTAGACTTTCGTGCCGCCCAATCGGCCGGCTTCTTTCGTATCCATGCCGCCGATTATACCAAGCAAGGCTTCCACTGTCTATGTTCCACGTGAAACCTCTCCCTGGCTTTTGACAAGCAGAAGAAAGTTCTCAAAGCTGCCGCGTTCGGAGCGTGCGCCGGCCATCTGATCGATCATGTCCAGGGCCTTGAGCGAAGCGGCCGGGGTGTCCGAGTACACGTGCTTGCGCAGCACCGTAATCCTGGCCGCCAGGTCCAGGTCCGCTCGCTCCAAGAGTTTCGTCACGGAAGAGCTCGCGCGCCCGGCGTACACCTCGGCCAGCAGATCATCGTAGTTCGCGCGCACCTCGTCCACCGTGATGTTAAAGACGGCAGCGAGGGCCAAGACTTTGTTGCCCTGCACATCGGCGATCGCGTCAAGAAACCGGTGGTACAGTTCCACCCGCATCCGGCTTTGCAGCTCAAGCGCAGCGCGCTCTTGTTCTTCAATGGCCGTCAGTTTGCGTTTAAGCGGACGCTTTTGTGTTTGGACGTTGTGCGGCACCGCGCCAATGGCCGGGGCGTAGGGGTCAATATCCACATGCGACGTCGGCCGGGGGATCGCCAGGTCCATCCCAGGTGGCTCTTGCTCCTCGTTGCGGCGGCGGGGCATCCTACGTCACGACCTCAAGCGCGTCGGGCTGCTCGGCAACGAATGGCTGCGGGCCGAACAGGCGTTGAATCTCGCGCTCGGCCTCCGACACCGGTTGCTCTTTGGGCTCAGGAGGTTTGGACGCCATCTTTTTGCGTTGCTCGATTTGATCGCGCCGGTCCAACAGCGTGGTCAGTTGTTTGTTCACAAACTCGTCAATCCCGACCTGGACCTTGAAAGCGTTCGCTAGCGGCAGCAGGGCCTTGCTCAGGAAGACCAACGTGGCGGTCCATCCGGCGAGCGCAAGCGTGGCGATGACCCAGCCGATCGATTCGGTCACGGGCCGCCATCCAGCGCCGCGGCGGCACCTCGAAGCAACTCCGCGGCGTCGGCCGGGCTCTCTTCACCGAACCCCACCGTGGCGTAACCCGGGCTACCGTCATTACCATCGGGCATCCGTACGACCAGCACGGCGGTGCCGCCGTACCGGAGTGCCTGCACGCACGTCGCGAGCATGTCGTTGAGCGTGTCCCAATCCTGGTCCGGCAGCAACCGCGGGTTGACCGTGAGGCCTTGCTTGCGCCGGAGAAGATTGACGACGGCAGCGGCCTGCTCTTGCGTGACGTCCGGGCTTTCAGCCATGCGGTTCTCCTTGGCGGGCGTTCCGTTCGGCCGCTTCGATATCGGCCAGTTCAGCGAGAATCTTGCGGGCCACCCGGCTCATCCGGCGGCGGGGGTGTGGGTTCCACGGTTCGATGGGTTCCAGACCGAGCACGGTCCAGCCCTCTTTGAGCATCTGCCACGTGCGCCGGCTCTCGGTCGACACGTGGATGATGAGCCCTTTTTCTTCCAGTTCGCGCAGGTAGTATTGCACCGCACCGAAGTGCGCGCGCAGCAGCGCCACGATCTCGCCGCATTGCGGCCAGAACCCGTAGCGGTGGACGAATCGGCCGATCGCGCGCAGCACGCGCAGCAAGTCGGTCTGGGCGACCTTCTCCGGGTAGAGCGGGCGGGGGATTCGTTTCTTGGTCGGCTGTGCTACCCTGGGCCTAACGTGAGCGACCCAAGCGGCATACCCGGCAGGCGTCCAGCGGTGCGGGCGATCGAGCGCCTCTGCCGTTGCGGCCGCCTCTTTACTCCCCGCGTCGGTCCCGGGCTCGTCGTCCCCGTCACCTGTAGCAAGCGCTGTCGAGAAGGGCTCGACATACGGCGCGAGCGCGTTGCAATGGTCGTACCGAAGGCTGGTGTCAACGAGCCAAGCGGATGCCGATTCTGTTTCGCCGTCCTGGCCGATCCGGTCAACCTGGCCTTGGGGAGTTGCCGCCCCTGCCGCGTCATGCGGACGGTCCGGCGGCGGCTCCAGGAAGCCGACGTGATCGCCGACCACCTCAAGGCTCGGCGCCGAGCCGTCGCCGTGGAGGTGCTCGACGTCGTTGATTAGGCCGCTCATGGCAGGGTGTTTGGGACGCACGACCCGGAAGCTAAGGCTTCAAACGCATGGATGGGAACGACGGCGTTGGTGAGGTTCCACCACTCGACCGTGTACTCGTTGGGTTCGGGCCCTTGTGTCGTTACCACGGTCAGGCTCTGGCCGCCCACAAGATAGCCGTAGTGCGGGTCGCGCACGATCGCGTTTTCAAAAAAGCAATTCTCCCCTGGCCGGCCGACGCGACCGTGGAACCGCTCGCACGGAACGCTCAAGCGTGGCGGGCAGTCGTACTGCGTGGCGAAGTGCGGCCGCAGCCCGGCTGGTGCTCCGATCAGGAGCAGGGCCAGAAGACTCATGGTTTAGGCTCCATCGTCGTCTCCATCGTTGTTCTGCTCCCACACTTTGAGCAGCGAGGCGTAGACTTCGTTTTGCCCCCAGGCCAGCAGCCCCATCGCCGCGGTCGCCGAATCCGCCTCCGCGCCGCAGCCGTAGATCAGCAGCCGGCCGCCCTGCTTGACCACCAAGATCGCGGTATCGCTCACCTCCAAGTCGCCCAGGGTGCGCTGCATCTTGGCCTTGTGCGTCACGTGCCGCATGAGCACGTTGGGGTCAGGAACGCGATCGTTCATGGGCCTTGCTCCAGGTCCACAAACAAGGAGTCAAGCAACACAACGAGCTGGTTGACAGCCGGGTGGGTGGGCCGCAACAGCGCGAACCCCTCGGCTTCCGCGTTATTGCGAATGCGGACTTTGAGCCGCTGCTCGGACTCCCCAAGCTTTGGAACTTCTACGGTCAACACAATCGTGTTAGGCATGCGCGAGCGCTCGGTTGACGCGGCGCATGAGGCCCATGTGCGGCCGGTCGTACATCCCCAGCAGGCAGCGCACCGCCGCCTCCGGCTGCCGATACACATTCGAGCGCCCGTTGCGGTCGGCTCGGTAGGCGACCCACCCATCGAACCCGGCCGCACTCGACCGGCGCACCACGATCGGCACCCCGTTGACCCGGCACAGCTTCGAGCCCATCTGGTCGCTAAAATGTATCTCCACCACTACCCCGCCGTGCGCATCGCCGCAGGGATCGGCTTACGCTGGCCGTTGTAAAAGACCGGGCTGTAAAACGACCGGTACAACACCGTGAGCGCCTGTTCCACGCAAAACACGATCTCGTCATGCGCGTCGCTCACCACCACCGCCGCACCGTTGACCGCCCCGGCATAGATGCCCGTCTTGTCGCGCCCAGGACCAAACTCGCCGTACTTCACGTAGTCACCAGGCGCCGGCCGCACCCACGCATCCGATACCGTCCGCACCTCACCCGTGGCGTAACCCGGGCGACCGTCATTCGGCGCAGCCCCCACGGGCACTTCCCGCTCCACCGCAGAACCTTTCGCTTTCGTCATGCCGCTACGCTACCATAACAACCAACCCCACGCAAGTCCCCCAACACCCTCACAACACCCTCACAACACCCTCACAACACCCTCACAGCGACCACAGCAGCAGACGCACCGCCAGCTCCGACTTCATCCGGCGACCACGAAGCATCGCCCCACGCAACCGACTTGCCGAAACCCCAACCGACTCCGCAATCCCATACCAACGCGCACCACGCTCCACCTTCACCACCACCACCCGCCGACGAACCACCTCCGCCACCTCAGCATCCACCATGCAGCGCCCAGGTCCACGCGCCCGCCGTACGCCGCCAGCCAACCAAAAAACCTTGTCAGAGCCCGTCATTTTCGAGCCTTTCGCTGGCGTTGCCGTCATTTCTTGCGCTGCTTCTTTTTTTCGGTTTCCCACGCTACGCAGATTTGAGCAGGACCGCGGTTTTGGTCGCCCCGGATCGCGCGCCGGCGCCGGGGGGTTGCGCACCCGCCCGTGCCGCGATCGCCCGCCCACGCCCGCGCCGGCGCAGCCGCCCGGTACCATAGGTAACAACAGCCAGGCGCACGGCGAAAACCCTTGCAACCATTGGCTTTCGCGCGGTTTCGCAAGGGCGAGGCGGGCTGTCGCTGTGGGGTGGTGCTGGCTGCTGGTTGTGGCTGGTTGGCGGTTAGCGGTTGGCTGCTGGGTGCTGGGGCACGCGCGCGAGGGTTTTGGGATCGCTGCTTGTGCTGGTGGGTTTGCTGGAGCTTGTGAGGATGCGGGGGATTGGGTCTGGGGGTCTGAGGGTGGACACGCATGTGGCGGCGGCGGGGGCGGGGTCGATCTCGACCGAACGTGCGTTCCCTATTGAACAAGCGAGGCCTGGTGTGTTATGATGGGCGGGCCGAAGGTTTCTTCGGTTTGGACCGCGCCCTCTGCGGCGCATAAGGAGCGAAACGATGGTAACTGCTTGTACGGAGTGCGGGGTGTTTAACGGCTCCATCGCGGGCGATTATGTCTACTGCTGGGCGTGTGGGACGCGCTACGAGGCCGAGCCGCTTGAGGTGTCGGCATGACCTTCACGGAGTACGCTGTGGCGGCGAAGCGCACCGAGGTCCAACACGGGAGCGCGGACCCTTGCGCCGCGTTCAACTGCCAATGTGGCGGGCCCATTCATAGCGTGATGGGCGTGGAGCGGTGCGAAGCCTGCGGCAAGCTCGCGGGCGATTCCCTGATGATGAGCCTCGCGTGCCTGTGGGACGAGTACAAGCGGCGCTGAACCTCTGCCCGGTCCCTCCGGGGGCCGGGCCTCTGCGCGTCCAAGGGTTTCGCCCGTTCGACTCGGGCAGGACGCTCCGGCGCCACTAGGCGCAGAGGGAGAACTCGAATGCCAACAGACGCGATCGACAACGCGAAGGCGCACCTGGAAACGATTGCCGAAATCATGCGTAGCCTGGGGGTCGCGCGGGCGTGCGACAACGGCGACTGCGAGCATGAGGAGCACACGACCGAGCAGAGCGAGATCATCGAGAAGCTCGAACGCGAGATCGACGAGTACCCGCTTTCGGTCCTGGTCCGCAGCGGATGGTACGTCCCCGGAACGGATGACGGCGAGTGCTCCGCGGCCGAATACGAAATCCTGCTCTCGACGGGCGGCCCGGCGCTGCGCATCGTCGGCGACCTCGACAACTACGGCCAGCCGGAGGGCGAGCCGCGCCTGGAATGGCAGGATTGGGGCACGCCCTGGACCGAGCACCGCACGACCCGCGAGGAACGCGATGCGCTGGCCGCGTTCGCTGGTCACTTCTGGTACGGGGAGGGTGCATGACCGCCACGTTCCAAAGCCTGCGCGACTACCAGGCCGACGCCCTCGACAAGCTCCTCAACCCGCCGCCCGGCGTCAGCCGGGATTTGGCGGTGATGGCCACCGGCGGGGGCAAGACGATCCTGTTCGCCGCGCTCATCGAGGCCACCCTAAAGCCGGGCGAGCGCGCCCTGGTGCTCGCTCACCGCGAGGAACTCCTCGACCAGGCCGCCGCGAAAATCGCGATGGTCGACCCGGCCCTCCACGTGGAGATCGAGCAGGCCGCCCGCCGTGCCACCCGGCATAGCGGGGACGGCCTGTTCGCCTTCTCCAACCCGCTTCAGCGCTCGGTCGTCGTCGCGTCGGTCCAGACGCTCCACGATCGCCGCCGCGCAGACTTTGCCCCGAACGCCTTCGCCCTGATCATCGTCGACGAGGCGCACCATTCGACCGCCGACAGCTACCTGGACATACTCGACTACTTCGGCTGCATGGAGGGCCGGACGCGCCTCGTTGGCGTGACGGCCACCCCGAACCGCACGGACGGCAAGCCGCTTGGCGACGTCTATCAGCGCATCGCGTGCGAGTACGGCATCCGCGAGCTGGTGGCCCGGGACTACCTCGTTCGCCCTCGGGGCATCCGGCTCCAGACCTCGGTCGACCTGTCGGCCGTTAGGACGCGCGCCGGCGACTTCGCCCAAGGCGAGCTCCAAGAGGCCGTGAACGTCGAGGCCCGCAACCTGCTCATCGCCAAGGCGCTGCGGGACTACTGCGCCGATCGGCAGACCATCGTGTTCACGGCCGGCGTCGAGCACGCGCACGAGCTCGCCTCGCTCGCCGTATCGGCCGGGTTCAGGGCCGCGCCGATTTGGGGCGCGATGCCCAAGGAGGACCGCGCAGCGGACCTGGCCGCCTTCGCCCGCGGCGAGCTCCAGGTGCTCACGAACTTCGGGGTCCTCACCGAGGGCTTCGACGTTCCGAGCGTGAGCGCCATCGTGCTCGGACGGCCCACGAAATCCTCGCTGCTGCTTACGCAGATGGTCGGCCGCGGCTTGCGCCTTGCCGACGGCAAGACCGACTGCCTCATCATCGACGTTCAGGACGTTACCCGCAAGGCGACCTGCGTCTCGGCCGCCACCCTCGCCGGGCTGCCCGCGGAGTTTGACGCCCAGGGGGACGACCTGTTCGCCACCGCCGGCAAGTACGAATCGATCGACCCGCGACTCGCAAAGAAATGCCTGAGCGCCGCGCAGCTCGCGGACCTCATGGAGCGCTTGGCGGCGGGCGTCGACGTCCTCACGGTCGACCTGCTCGGCGCAACGGCGCTCGATCCCGTCGTCGAAGCGAACTCGAAATACGCCTGGATATCAACCGCTCCCGACACCTACGGCATATCGGTCGGCAAGCAACTCGATATCGCGATCCGGGCCAACACCCTGGGGCAATACGAGACGTACTTCCGGGATGGTCAGCGCAACCCGTGGCAATGCGTGACCGCAGCGGTCGGCACGATCGAAGACGCGTTCGGCGCGGCAGATCGGTTCATCGCTACCAGGTTCCCGGACGTCGGCCGCCTGATCGACCGTGAGGCCAAGTGGCGCGGCGACCCGCCGACCGCGAGCCAGATACATTGGCTGCTCAAGAAAAAAGTGTTCGCTACCCGCGACGATATCCCCGAGGGGATGACCAAGGGCCAGGCGTCGGTCCTGCTCGATAAGGCGTTCGGACGATGAGCCCCTGCCAGCGCGACTGCGACCAGGGTATGCACATGCTCAACGACGGCCGGGACTGCACATGCGCCTGCCACACCCCTACGGGCGACCTCACCGCGATCGACGGGTTCCTCGTCGACGGATTCCCGGAGGACGCATGAAACGCACCAGGATGCGGCGGCGGATCAAACCCGGCGTCACCAAGGCCGCCAACGCACAGCGCATCCACGCCTACAACCGCGCCCGCGGGCGGTGCGAGTTCGAGCTCGTGGCCCAGGCCGTAGGGTGGGTGCGCTGCGCCCACCACGGCCAGGAGGCCGCCCATATCTATCCGCGCACGCAATGCGGCAAGGCCCGGGAACACCCGGACGTCGTGGCCTGGGCCTGCCGCAGGTGCCACGTAGCCTTCGATGACCCGGCGCTCGCCAAGGGCTTGAAAGTGCGCGTGCCGCCGGCGCTGGAGCAAGCCGCCTGGGACGCGATCGCGGCGGTCGCCAAGGTGCTGCCGGTGCGAAAAATGCCGCCGGACGGTTGACGCAGCAAGCGTGCGGGTAGTAGCATACGAGGTGCCAGCGCCGCCCCGGCCAGGGTAGCGTCTAGCAAGAGATCAATCGCGTCCGCGAAGGCTAGCGATTGGGCCACCGGACGCGCCAAAGTCTCGGGCGCTCGGCACCCTTTAGGCAACCTCCACGAACGCAAACTTTGTGGAGGTTTTGCTTTTGTCCGAACCCCCTTTCGTGACCCTCGACCACGAGCGGATTACCGCCGTGTCTTTGGCAAAATGAACCCACAACAAGAGGCCATCGCCTTGTGGCAATTCTACGAGTCCCGCGGCTTCGAACCGTCCGTCCGATCCATCGGCAGAGCGCTGCGCGACCAAGGGCTTTCGTTCACAGAATCAGCCTTGCGGGGGTGGCTTGCCAAATTCGCTCCGACGCGTCGCCGACGCAACTCCGACGCAGAGCCGACGCACGAAACGAGCACAAACGACGCAACGCCGACGCAACGCCGACGCAACCCCGACGCGCCTTCGCGCGCACGTAATTGTATCTCTATTCTCGAATCTAAGGCTTTGCCTGATACTGAGATACCTGGTATTCGTCTACCAGGATTAGCTCAAGCAAAACCTGAGATACGACAACCAGCAGCAAAGCAGCCCGCTCGTAAAAAGCCAGCCTTGCGCTTTGATTTTAACGCTCCTGAGAACGTGGTGGCGAAAGACTTCCTGGAGGCGGTGAGGCCAAGCATTGAACCGACCTTGGTTGGGATGACTTGGACCCGGTGGGTCAAGATCAATCGGCAGATCGTGGCCGATATGGCTAAGGCCGGCGCGAGCTACGAGCAGATTCTTGATGCCTGGGAACGCAAGTCCACTTCCCTGGGCGGTCCTTGCCGGCGGATGGACTACGTGCAGAACCTCCTGGCGAAAGGCCCGTCGAGCGTCGTGCGCGGGCCGTGGGGCAGCGATCCTGACGGCCCCGATTTCCCCGACCTTCCTGGGGACGTGCCGCTCCATCCCGACTTCCGGGAGCCCGACTACCGGGAGGCGCAAGCATGATGCGGCCCTACGCCTCCAAAGCCGAACTCGAACTCGATGCGCTGATCCTCAACGACCCAAACCGCGCGGCCGAGAGCCTCAAGGCGTTCAACCTGCTCCTGGGCAAGGGAGCGGAATACGAGCCGGACGATACCCGCATCGCGGCGATACCCGAATCGATCGAGCCCGAGGTGACGCCGTTTTCGATCGGCCTCCCGGCGATCATGGAGAAAATGCACGGGTTCAAGCCGGGCGACCTTCTCGCGATCGGCGCCCGTGAGGGGCACGGCAAGACGGCGCTGGGCACGAAGATCGCGCTGGCGAACTCGCGGGAGCATCGGGTGGTGCTGCAAACGCTCGAAATGACCCGCGAGGAAATCCGCGATGCCTGTCTGTGTAAGCTCATGCTCACCGGCCGTTCCACGATGCTCAACGAGCGGGTGCGGCAGACCGACGACTATCGCGCAGCCCGCAAGGCGCTGGCCGAAATGGACCTCCACGTTCCCGCGCCCAAGAACCGTGCCGATCGCTCCGTGAAGGCGCTCACGAAGTACGCTGAGGACCTGTCCGCGGCGGTCCTCATCATCGACCACGCCCGCGAAATCGCCGGGTGGCAGCCGGGCTCGGACGCCTCGAAGATCGTCGAGTATCTCGGGCGGTTTGCTAAAGCATCCGGCATCGCGGTCGTGCTCCTCTCGCAGCTCAAGGGCGACGCCATCGGTCGGCCGCGCAACGACCACTTCCAGGACACCACGCGTATCAGCCAGCGCGCCGATCGCGCCATTCTGCTGTGGCGCCCGTACTACGGCAACCCGAGCCGCGACCGCATTTGCGAGATCATCGTGAGCAAGAACCGGGGCGGCCCACCATTCCGGGCGCACGCGCATTGGGTTGGCGAAACGATGGATTTTTGGGATATGGCCCCGGAGGAGGAGAGGCTCGTCCCCTGCTGCCACCGCAAGCCACGCACGGCACAAACGCAGCGGCGCCCGACCGTCGACGACGTTGCGCTGGACGCGATGCTCATGGAGGGATTGACGTGACCCCGTTCGACGCCGAAGAAATCGCCGCACTCCGCGACGTCCAGGCGAGCGACTACCAACGCTTCATTGCCACGATCGACGCGCAAGACGCCACGATCGCGGACCTCACCCGCCGCCTGGACGGCCTACGCAACCGCCTGCTGGCGATGGAGCCCCACTGAAAACCCTGTCTTTCGTCATTCCTGGCCCGCTAGTGAGCGGAAACCGCGCCGTCCGGCACACAACACTTGCCCGAGAAAACGGGGCTACTGCAAGGCCCTACAAGCCCAAAGAGGCACAGGTGTACGCCGAGCGAGTACGGTCCCTAGCGTTTGCGGCGGCGCGGCTGGCCGCGTGGACGATGCCGCCCTGGGTCGCCGTGGATTTGACGGTTTGGAATTCGCGGCTCGACCGGGACAACGCCGCCAAGCCCGCGATGGACGCCATGCAAGGGATCGTCTTCGCGTTCGATTCCCGCGTGATCGATGGGGCGATCGCCAAACGCTGGGACGGCGGCGGCGAACGCATCGAGGTGACGGCCCGCGAGGTCAACCCGCTCGACTACGGAAGAACAGGCTAGGCCTTGACTTCCGCTAGTCGCTAAAGCTAAAGTGAGTTTTATGAATAACGCTTTCGATGCGGCGGCTACGGCCTGGCGTGATTTGCCGGCGACCGCCACAGTCACCACCTGGCGCTACTACTCGCACGCGGGCGACGAGCGCCCGTACCGCACGCTGGTACTCAGCAACGCCGGCCGGATGCTAGCCGGGGTGCAGGTCCGAAACATGGCGCGCCAATGACCCATGCGTACGCCGCAACGGTCGTTGCGCTGATCCAACCGATCGAGCGGGCCCGTGACGAGCTGATCGAGGTGCAGCGCGTGTTGTCGGTCTACGCCGAGCACCCGCTCTACGAAAAGCCCTGCGACGAGCTGCTTGTCACGGCCCACAACGTCAACAGCGCGATCGCTACGACGACCGAAGCCGTCGAAGCCCTCACGAACCTCCAACGCCGTCTTGGGAACACCGTTCCCACCAAGGAGCCTAGTCTATGAGCGCACCCAACATCGACGACCTGTTCGACGAGGCCAACGACGGCAAGCCGACGATCGTCCAAGATTCTCTGGTGTTTTCCGATCCGTGCGATGCTATCGCTTCCGCCCTGGTCGACGCCGCCGGCAACATGGGCGACGTCATCAAGAACAACGTGAACCCCGCCTTCAAGTCCAAGTACGCCGACCTGGCCGCCGTCATCAACGCGGTGCAGCCTGCCTATCAGGCCGCCGGCATCGCGATCCTCCAGCCGCCCCATACCACTTCGGACGGCCTGGTGCGCGTCGAAACGATTCTGCTGCACCGCACGGGGCAGCGCGTGCGCTCGGCGCTCACCTTGAAGCCGGTCAAGACCGACCCGCAGGGCGTTGGCTCGGCCATCACCTACGCGCGCCGCTACGCGCTCCAGGGGCTCTCAGGCGTTGCGCCGGAGGACGATGACGGCAATGCCGGGAGCAGGCCCGGGCCGCAGCCACAGGTCCAAGCAACGCCCGACAGAGCCCCTTCTGGCGGGTCGGAAGACGATCGCGCGGCGGTGCGCGACATTCT